AGTTTTGAAGTTGTAAGTCCCATTTGGATATGTGGTTCTACTGCCCCGATTAAGTTTGGGGGTACAGGTGTAAGCGATTCCCAGTAGGTAAATTTGGGCAACTGGGTGAAACCCAGATCATTGCCCCACTCCTCTCAAACAAGAAGTAGAGACATGATGTTGAATTAAAATTACATTACCCTTAATGTTTCGCCCATCCATTGCATTATTATTCTATGCCAACTGCATCTACAGCGAAGAAAGTTACAACTCCTCGCAAAAGACGCACTCGTAAAACAACTGTTACTAAAACTCTAAATACTCCAGTTGCTAAACCAATTGTGACTGAAGAAGTTAAAGCAGAAACATTGACACTAAATGTCAATGAAGAAGTTAAAACAGTTGATTACTCTAAATTCACAAAACTTAGAGGTATTGATTTTGTTATACTCCCTTTGATCTATCTGGAAGCATTTGTAGTTAATTTCCTACAAAATCTAGATGTTAAAGTTCCAGAGAGAGTGGCAATCAAATAACTGTCACAAGACCCCTTCGGGGGTCTTTTTTTATGCTATAATTAAGGTAATTGAAATTCATTATGCAACTAAGACCACATCAAATTGACGCTCTAGACTCAATGTCAAACACACCTAAAGGTAAGGTTATCATTCCTACAGGTGGTGGTAAAACAATGTGTATGATTGAAGATACTAAAAGACTATTTGCTAGAAATGAGAAGTTTGCACATACTGTAGTAGTTGTTGCACCTCGTATACTATTAGCACATCAATTATGTGAAGAATTTCTACAGTTTATTGATGCAGAAGTTATTCATGTACATAGTGGTGATACAAAGTATAATAGTACAACAAAAACTGATGAATTGGAGCACTGGTATAACAATAGCAGAAATAATCTATTGATATTCACAACATATCATTCATTGCATAGAGTATCTGAATCACTTGATATTGAAGTTGATACAATATACTTTGATGAAGCACACAATAGTGTACAAAAAAACTTTATTGAAGCAGTTGAGCATCTTTCAATATATGCTAAGAGATCATACTTCTTTACTGCTACACCTAAGCATAGTTTGAGTCCATTCAAAATAGGTATGAATGACACTGATATTTTTGGTGATGTTATTTGTAATGTACCAGCACCTCAATTAGTTGAGCAGGGTTACATTCTACCACCAAAAGTTGAAGTATACAAAAGAGATCTAATGAAAAAAGATGAGATCTATGCAGAGGTAGAATCTGACAATATGCTAGAGGCAATTGATAATTTAGAAAAAGATAAAGTACTAATATGTGCTAAATCTACAAAACAAATTACTCAATTAGTATCTCAATCAGATTTTTGTATTGAGTTATCAAATAGAGGTTATTCTTGGATGTATATTACATCCAAAACTGGTGCAGTCATCAATGGTAAGAAAGTATCTCGTGATGTATTCTTTAAAACATTGAATACATGGGGTGCTGACAATACAAAGTTTGTTGTATTGCATCATAGCATACTATCAGAAGGTATCAATGTCAATGGACTTGAAGCAGTGTTGTTTATGAGATCTATGGATTACATAGGTATCAGTCAAACAATAGGTAGAGTTATCCGTACAGGCAATGCTGATAAGGTCTATGGTATGGTATGTGTACCAGTTTATTCAAAAGTTGGTATTAGCACTGCAAGAAAAGTTGAAGCAGTTGTTGATACTATTTTCAATCAAGGGTTACCAGCAATATCAACTGTAACCCGATAAATATTACATTAAAGGAGAATCTAACTATGTCTTATGTTCAACAAGTAACCTATCGTAAACTTCCAAATGGTAGAAAACATTTTACTGAAGAAGTTACTGCAAGCACACCAAATGCTGCAAAGAATTTAATTCAAACTAATCTTGGTGGTACTGAGATTGAAGTAATTAAATGTTTAACAACTGTTCCCCCTGTTTCTAACTAACTATGTCTTATCGTACTGCTACAGTTACATTTTATCGTAACGATATGGGTTTAATTGATGTTGAAGTTCCAGCAACAAATTATGCTGCTGCTGAGAGAACAGTAAGAGAACAATATGGTGATGTAGATATCAAGAGAGTGAATCTTAACTGATGAAAGATACTATATTATATGGTGATTGTCGTCACACTCTTGACATTTTAAAAGGACACATTACTACTGGTATATGTGATAAACCTAGGATGTGTATTACATCACCACCATACTACGGACTAAGAGATTATGGTGGTGAAGATAAACAAATAGGTCAGGAAGATACACCAGAAAAATATATATCTAATCTAGTAGATATATTCAGAGAAGTTAGAAACTGTTTAACTGATGATGGTACATTATGGGTGAATATTGGTGATAGTTATTATAACTATAGACCAGGAAAAGGTCAAGCATTAGTTAAACAAACTGTTTCTAATACTAAACAAGATCTACCAGATAAATGTGCTCGTAGAGGTAATAAATTAGATGGATTAAAAGAGAAAGATTTAATCGGCATCCCTTGGATGTTAGCATTTGCATTAAGGCAAGATGGATGGTATTTAAGGCAAGATATTATTTGGCATAAACCTAATCCTATGCCAGAATCTGTTAGAGATAGATGTACTAAATCACATGAATATGTGTTCTTATTAAGTAAAAATAAAAAGTATTACTATGACAATGAAGCAATCAAAGAACCAGCAAAAGACTGGGGTACAAGAGACCGCACTAAAGGTAAGTACCATAATCCTGGCACTGGTCTGGTTCCTCATAGTGGGTTATCCAAGTCTTATCCTACAAAAAACAAGCGGTCTGTTTGGTCAATAACAAACAAACCTTATAAAGGTGCACATTTTGCAGTATATCCACCTGATTTAATTATACCTTGCATTAAGGCAGGGAGCAAAAAAGGTGATATTATATTAGATCCGTTCATAGGATCGGGAACCACTGCGATGGTTGCTAAAGATTTGGGTAGGCATTACATAGGATGTGAACTGCATGAAGAATATTCTACACTAATCGATGAGCGTGTGCCAACTAACAAAGTGGTACAAAACGCACTCACTGATGCTCTAGGGGATGTATAATAGTAGTATAAACAAACAGAGAACTACATGACTACAACTCTTACAAGTGCCGAGTATGAAACAAAAACACTCACAACAAGAGTACAAGAATGGACAGAAAGATATGCTGCGACCATTACAGAAAATTATAGACTGTATCATACTCGTCAAGGTTACACAGATCGTGAAAACTTGATGAGATTCAAAGTTGAGTCAGGTAGAAAATACTACAAAATCATTCAGCAAGATTTTGATACATTTCAAAATAGAAATGAGTATCGTGATGGTAGTGTACACGCATTTGTTAATAAAGAGACTGGTCAAGTTTACAAACCAGCATCATGGAAATCACCTCACACAAAGTATGTACGATTTGACATGAGAGTTATTAATGATCGTGCTAAATTACATGATCCAAACTTTACAGATTGGGCAGGTGGTTATCTCTATTTGAGATAATCATCACCACTAATTGCAAACCTTAATTAACATTCAATGAACATTTTACTCACCTCTATTCCTCAGTATGACATCCCCAAATCCCCAATTTTACTACTTGGTTTCGCTGGTATTGTTGTTGCAATCTTCACAATTTATACTGTAAATAAAGCATACTTTAATTCACCTTGGAGGGACAATTAATCATGTATAGTAGTGAACAATTCGGTAGATTATTCTGGGTTGATGATAACAATGATTTCAAATCATGCCCACTAAATGTTAACGGAACAGGTGATTTTGATGTCACTGATTATGTTTCAGAGTGGACAGATTGGGAGGGAGTTAACTTCGATTTACTCTTTAATATACATCAATCGTGTATATTTAATAAACTAAATTACTCAAACTCAATATCATTTAAAGGAGCATAATGAACACATTTGAAATTACATTTGATGAGCAATATCAACTCATTAAATTATATGATCTCTTGAGAGATAACGGTATGATTGATGATCTACCTAAAGAGATTGAAACATTCTTTGATAAACTAACCTACTAAAATCATGACTAAAGTATCATCGTATCAAGAAATGATAGATGCAGGTTATTATATGACAGGAGAGGGAATTTGGATGCCACCTGATGACAGTCAACAAACTGACACAAGAGGGGTTGAATACTCACCCGATAACGAGTATATTGATAAAGTAGTAATTGAGGAACTAATGAAACCAACTGATCAACAAACTCAGTTCGCATGGAGTCAGCAAATCTTTGATGATTCCACTGATCTACAGATTGATGAGTATGAAAAGTTAATTGAACTTGTATTCAATGAGATTAAAAAAGAATACAAAGATGATGAAACTTGTCGTACTAATTCACTCTTACTAGGTAAACTTTTATGTCTTGCAAATCAATGAACACAACACAATTAGAGAAAAACATTGCATTTTGCATCGATGAATGTGACATGGATGATTATCAAATAGGTGAAATGCTAAGATGTATTGAACATCAAAAACTTGCATCTGTTGAGCATTTTTGTGAAGAGTTCATTTTTGATTATGAAGATGTTGATGTAATGACCTATCATGATAAAGATTATCTAAACATTGCCGAGGTTAATGCAATTTACTGGTCTAATCATGCCTAGTGAATTTATTATTCAAACAGATCATTTTGATCTAGAAACTAACATCGAATCACTTGAACATTTTGAAGTTCAATGTAAACAATTAAATGTTACACTGGACTACTTGATATTTGAGTTCTTATGATGTATAATACAAACTCAATCAAAAATCAGGTAAATCACCAAATGTCACAAACAGAAATCACTGTTGATCGAAATCAAGCGGATCTCTTGCTATGGTGTATTGAACAAATGGCAATAGATTTGACTGAAGTTGAACTTGATGATCTAGAGGATATTATCACCAAACTTGATAAAATAGCAGCATCTAGTGCCAGTCATCAAAGTGTCACATCATAGCACTAATTTAGTACATAGTCCTTTATAATTAAGATAACAAACAAAGGAGAAACATGAACAACTTTGCAGAATTTCTTGACTATGTACTTTCATTCTATGGTAAAGATGGCATCTACCCTGAGAACCAGAGAACTAAAGAACAAATTGCATACGCTACTTTAATGCACTTAGATATGTGTGCATCAGATCATGTAACCGATTATACATGGGGCAATGGTGATTCACTAGACAGAGAGAGAGTTAGAGATATCATGAACAGATTATTTACTAAGGTAGAATTACCAGTAACACCTAAAACACCATCATTCTTTTAGGACAGTTAAATATGTGTCACAACATCCCTCGCATAGGTCACAAAATACACTATAATAATAGTATACAAAGAAATTCAGAAACTATGACAAAAACTCAAACAATCATCAACAGAATCCTCGAAGTTGACAATTTTCAAAATATGGCATGCTGTTGTGCTAATTGGGATGAGTTCGTTCAAGAGTTAGCAGAGTGGGGTGTTGATGGATGTGCTAAGATCGATTTTGATGATCCAGATCTACATATTCCTATGCTAGACCAGTTCATAAAATCAGAAAATGGATATATCAGGGAGGTTGCATAATGAAATACAATTCACCTAAAGAGATCGGTGTTGGTGATGTTGTTATTATGACTGATGAAACTGGTTACAAAACAGAGCATTTAGTTTTAGTAAATTACATCATAGGGGAAACTGACAAACATGGTTACACCCCTAAGACTAATCGAACAATTCTGATTGATAACTATGGTAAAAAAACTGTTGTCAATGACTATCGAACTATGGAGGTTGCATAAATGTCAGTTCTACATCATGAAACACTATTAGAAACAATCTATGATGAAGTATGGATAGAATATAGAAACAAGAACAATTTAACCGATGACCAGTTATATGCACTTGAACAAAATTCAAAAACAGGCACTATCCCTGATATTGAGATAGAAACCACCAAACGATTTGAGGATTTATGTCAATGAGCAAAATGGAATTTATGACTGAAGTGTTATCAGACTGGTGCACTTTAGAAAATAAAGAGTTTATTAGTGCTGATGATTTACTATGCACTGATGATACTCTAACAGAAGATCAAAGAAACTGGTTAACAGTTTATTGTGATATGTGGGAGGTTGCTGTTAATGAGTAACAATTTTGTTAATCTTAATGTAAGAATATCATTAGATAATAATGATAACGATGATCATAAGATTAACCCCTATCAACTATGCAAACATATCCAGGAATATCTTGATAGTAATGTTTCATACTATGATAAGAACACCCAACTATATGAAGATGCAAAAGTTATAGGATACAAACTAGAGTTTGATTCTTTTAATCCTATATCATTTGAGGAGGAAGATGACCCCTGTTGGTGACAGTGCACAAAGTGGCACACAAATCCCCCAAACTGACCCCTTTTGTGTGTATAATAGAGATATGAACAATTCAAATACAACTAAATCTCTCTTCTCTCAGTCAATCGATTTAACTGATGACTATCTCAATTTTGAGTATGAGAAAACATTCTCTTCAAATATGTTTGACAAATATACTAGAAATAATGATCTAGATCCAAATCTAGCGATCTACCACTATGGTGCAGATCGTTTTGTAGTTCAGACAATGAACTACACTTATAACGGTTGCTTAACTGGTGACAGTGTGCACTTAGGTCAATTTTATGATATCTACGAAGCACAAGAGTGTGCCGAGGACTATCTTAAAGATTTATTGCTAGACCAAGGGGTCTAGTGTGCCAGTGGACAAAGTGGTACACACTCACCCCACTGACCCCCAAAACCCACTATAATAATAGTATAAACAAACATCATTCACAACTCTATGAGAAAGATCGAAAGACAAATGAATTCAGCAGTTAGAAACCGTTCTAACTTCTCATCATCCAACACTATGGTAAAATCTGATGAGACTGGTTCAATGATCTATCTTCATGGTAACCACATTGCTACAGTTAAAGACAATTCGATTCTTTTATTCGATGGCGGTTGGCAGTCAGTCACCACTAAGTCTAGACTCAATGCACTATTAGATGAGTTTTCTTATGGTGCTAGAGTATTTCAAAAGCAATTTGAGTGGTTCGTAGGTTACAAGAACCTTACTGAAGATTTCGTAAATGGTTTTGAGTTAGGTTTAAACTAACTCTTCTGGCATCCAATGGGGCATAATTAGACTTCGCAAAGGAGTTAGCATTGCCAACAATCATTGAGTGTAAGTCCAGTTTTTTTGTTGTTTCATTTTATTATCATGTTCGCACAATCTGTTCCTTTCGCTAACATCGACATTGAATCATTCTTCTATGAGTGTAAAACTGGTGAAGATGTATTGCGAGTACTAAATGAACTTGTAGGAGAGTAATTACATGCCTAGAAACTCTTTAACCCTCGACAAATTATCAAAAGACATTAACTTTTTTGATGGTTATTGTGCTGAGATTCTTGTTGATTTCTATGACAAATCTACTGCATCTATTATTAACTTTGTTTCTAAATATGAGCAGGAAGATTGTAACATAGTGATGGTTGATGATGATGACGAGGTTGATCAATTGTTTCACTTATATGCTAGTGGGGTTAAGCAATTAAACCAACTATGTGATATAATGAGTAATGACTTCGATGTTATTAACCTAGAGTTAAAATCATTATCAGAGAGTTAATTTAGAGGGGCATATTGCCCCCTCTTTATTATTATCAATCACACACTAATTAATTAAACTAATTAACAATCTATGAACACTAATCCTGATCGAGTTCTTATTACTAACTATGATCAAATCCTAGAGTATTTTAAACACTTTCCAGATCATATCTATGATCCAGTTAGTAACACCGAGTCACGCCCGATTTCGCCCCCTAACGATTATGATACCTATAAGAATAGGAGTGCTAAATGACATCTAAAACATCTAATTACACAGTTGAATTATCACACAATCAATTGTCATTTACCCACGCTATCTTACTACAATACCAAACAATTTGGAATGGAAAAGGTACAACATTACCTGCACATGTTGAAGACTTATTATCATCTACCTTACACCAGTTAGTAACATGCAGAGAGAACAATTCCAAATCGGAGTAACAATCAAGTATGATAATATTATAGGTGATGTACAATTTGTTGGAGACGATTACATAACCTTTTGTGTTAGTGAAAGACCATCACATTGTGAGCATAGTTTATTCCCAACTTGTAAAGTTGCTATGCTAGTGTATACTCACCAATGGAAGGATTGCGAGTTAGTTGTTAACAACAATACCGCAGAAGATTCCACACTAAGTGCATATAAGTCTCAAATGTACAGACCCCTTGATACACAATGAGTTTGAGAGATTGCCCCACTAAGTAACAATAAGTGTTTTCCACAATGTAATAAGTATCTGTGGAAAACTACGCATTTATTTTAAATACTTAAATAAACATATATGCGTTGTTTATTGTTATTAACTGTAAGGTCACTAAATGACACTCTAAGGGGTCTAATTGCGTCATTATGTTGTTAGTTAAGGGAGCGTAACATGAGGATCGCAGAATGTCAAGTAGGGGACACACAGTTTGTAACACACAGTCCTTTAAATCCTTATGCAATTGTTAATACATAAGACCTGCACAGTTGTTGACAGTCTGTGAGTATTATGTTATAATAAAGTATAACAAACAACAGAGGTAATCATGACACTCTAAGTAACACCGAGCATTATGTGATTAGCAGTCTTATGTTATAAGAACTGTGAGACGCACTAAGTATCAACGAACCACAGTGTTTTTCGTTCTTATGTTATATCGTGTTTAAAACGAAGGAACCTTCTTAAGCTATAAACGACCCAATTCGAGAGAGTGATATCAATCTATAAAAAAAATTTCTGATATATAAAAACATAATGTCAGTCCACGATATAGTGAAAAAATATTCCAAAATACAAATATCTCTCAGGGTCGATTCAGTAACAGATGAATATATACTTTCTATTCCAGAACAAATAGTTAATGAAATGAATTGGTACGAAGATACCGATATCTTTATATCACTCCAAGGTGATGGTGTTTATCTAGAGACTGATGATTGAACAATATGACAACTTCTTAAGTACGAAAGATTTAGAGAGAGTAATAGAAGATACGAATGATGTTCAATGGCGAATTCAAACTAGCAATGGTACAGGTTTAGATTTCTTAGAGTATGATGTTACAGATCAAGAATATTATAATAGTTACTTAAAGGGGCAAATTGATAAAGTTGTTAAGACACCTAATAGATTAGAGAGGATATACTTCAATGGACAATGGCCAGGTAGAGATGGTACTATTCATATAGATAATTGTGAGCAAACCGTGTTATTATACATTGTACCTTGTTTGCCTGAATGGGGTGGATTCACACAACTACTTCAAGGTAGTGAACAAATTATTATTCCACCTGTACAGAACCGTCTCATAGTCTTTGACGGCAATATTCCTCACAAAGGATATTCATTCTCGCACCAAGCATGCCCCATGAGAATCACACTAGCGTTTAAACTAAAATGAATACTTCATTCCATGTCTACGATAAGGATAGCACTCCAGTTAGTGATCTAATTAATCTAGATGAAGATCAGTTAATACAAAAACTTAAAGAGCGAGTTAACAAATATGATGAACTTACTATTGTGAAGTTAACCGAAGATGACTACGATGAAGCGTCATATTGACTAGGCATATATAATCTGTTATAATAATGATGTCCTAGTAAAACATTATGGCTAAAGGATTTACTGTTAAGGCGAAAAACCCGCCTAAGAAACAACAACAAGAATGGGACTATGATCTGGCATGGGAGAAGCTAAAGGGTAAAAACCTAGTATTCTGCATGCCTGGTCGTGGGTGTTCATATGTATTCTTAAAGAATTTTGTACAACTCTGCTTTGACTTAGTTCAGCATGGAGTTAGTATTCAGATATCCCAAGACTATAGCAGCATGGTTAACTTTGCTCGTTGTAAGTGTCTTGGAGCAAATGTACTAAGAGGACCAGACCAGATTCCTTGGGATGGTAAACTTAAGTACGACTACCAGTTATGGATCGATAGTGATATTGTCTTTAACACTGAGAAGTTCCTTCAACTCGTTCTCATGGATCAGGATATCGCAGCAGGATGGTATATGACCGAAGATGGTCAGACTACCTCTGTAGCACACTGGTTGGATGAGGATAACTTCCGTAACAACGGTGGAGTTATGAATCATGAGACTGGAGAAACTATGTCTAAGAGACGCAAACCTTTTACTGTAGACTATACAGGATTTGGTTGGGTACTCATCAAGAATGGTGTATGGGAACATGAAGAGATGAAGTATCCTTGGTTCGCACCTAAGATGCAAGTCTTTGAGTCTGGAGAGGTACAAGATATGTGTGGAGAAGATGTATCATTCTGTCTCGATGCTCTAGAAGCAGGATTCGAGATCTGGTGTGACCCTCGTATTAGAGTGGGACATGAAAAGCAACGAGTTATATAAGATTACTATCAAGGACGGAGAGGTCTACACAGATCTCTCTGAAGAGGATTTTATGGATAAAATGTTGGAACTATCTCAATGTTATTATGAGGTAGGGTATCCACACCCAGATTCTATTTCACACGAAACTTATGGCAACAATGTACACGAGTCCAACAGGGACTCATATTCAAACTCATCAAAAGAAGACCAGACAGGGTAATTCTAAGAATACAAAAAATTCCCCTACCGCCCGAAACTCGGCTCGTAAACCTTATAGAGGACAAGGAAAATGATTGGACCAGGTGAATACATGGCAATGTTGAATGTCGTGGAAGCATGGAATGAAATCTCATGGGAAGATTCTATTCCTTTTGTACTTGTTCTTATAGGACTCTATTGGGTCAAAGTAAAGATAGACACAAGAGCAGGACTTGGTAAGAAAAAAGCAAATCAACTTAAAAGAATTATAGTTGAAGCATTGAAGGAAGCAAATTCATGAGTGGAGATTATCAAACACTTGAAATAGTTCGCATTGCTGATGCACTCGAACGAATTGCAAATGCTTTAGAGCATTTCAATATAGAACACGCTCACATAGATGAGATAGATCATAACCATGTTGAAGGTGATGTAAACACTCACTCTAAAACTTGGTGACTAAATAACACACATCCACTTTTTTAGTTATGTCAAAACAACAAACAGTCAAGTATTCCATTCGTCAAGATGGTGTAGTCTCAGTAGAGACATCTGGTGTAACTGGTAGTCAATGTTTAGAAATAACTAAAGGTGTAGAAGATGAACTTGGTAATGTATTGTTTAGGGATTTTACTCCTGCCTTTTACGAGACTGAAACAGTTGAAGAATTTGTACACGACTCAGAAGGTTGCTAATGTCGCATTTCAGTAAGATAAAGACTAAGATAACAAATAAACCTGCTTTAATCGAAGCACTAGAGATCCTTCAGTACGATGTACAGGAGGATCAACTATTAATTAACCCTATAGATCATCAACATGAAAAGGTAAAGGTTGATCTAGCAATAGGTAATGATATTGGATTCCGTTGGAATGGTACAGAGTATGAATTAGTAGCAGATATACAGACTTGGAAAAGTCCTGTACCACCAAAAAGATTTATTGAGAAGGTAACTCAACAATATGCCAGAATGACTGTACATAATACTATGAAGGAAGAAGGATGGCAGGTAGTAGAGGAGTGGGAGATGGATGATAATAGCATTGAATTAACTGTCACTAGATGGAATTGAGAAAATAGCGTATAAATAAACCTGATACCTGTTATTAATACTGGTGACGACCTTAAAATCTCGCTCATATAAGGATATAGATCTTTCATTTGTACCAAATCCTGTTACAGGAGACCTAAATGTACTAAAAAATGAGAGAGCGATTGTTCGTAGTGTGCGTAATTTGGTTCAGACTGGTCTAAAAGAAAGATTTTATTCCGATTTGGGGTCAGATGTCACTAATAGTCTATTTGGTTTTGTTGATGTTGCAACTGGTAGTATAATTGCAACTCAAATTATTGATATTTTAAAGGTTTTTGAACCTAGAGTGACTAATACTAAGGTGCAAGCGGTTCCCAGACCCGATGAAAATGCATTTGAGATCAAAATTGCCTTTGATATTGTAGGTGAAGAGATACCAATAACAGAATTTTCCTTCTTATTAGAAGCAACCAGGTAAAAACATGGCAGTAACGAAGTTTACAAACTTAGATTTTGATCAAATTAAGTCTCAAATAAGAGATTATCTTCGTGCGAATTCAAATTTTACTGATTTTGACTATGAAGGGTCAAACATGTCGGTATTGATCGACATTTTAGCGTATAATACTTATATTACAGCGTTCAATAGCAACATGGTGGTCAATGAATCCTTCTTGGATTCAGCAACACTGAGAGAAAATGTTGTTTCATTAGCAAGAAACATAGGATATGTCCCTAGATCACGCAAATCGTCTAAGGCAATCATAAATTTTGATTTTAAATTTAACGGAAATAGTAATACTGTCACTTTGAAGAAGGGTTTGGTGTGTGTTGGTGCTCAGGATAATACATCTTTTACATTTTCTATCCCAGATGATGTATCAGTACCTGCTCCTATTGATTCTAATAGCACTACTACGATAAATCCTCCTAGAACTGCTACATTTAATAATCTAAATGTCTTTCAGGGAACATTATTAAAGAAAACTTTCAATGTAGATGGAACAAGAGATCAAAGATTTATCTTACAGAACTCATTTGTTGATACAGATAGTATTAGAGTCTTTGTTACTAAGGCAGGAGCGAGTGCTGGACTAGAATATTCACTTTTAGACAACATTACAGGCATTAACGAGAAGTCTAACATATTCCTAATCCAAGAAGTTAAGGATGAGCAATATGAATTGATGTTTGGTGATGGTTTATTTGGTAAAAAACTCGATAGTGGTGATGTTATTGAAGTAACCTATATTATCACTGATGGAAAAGAAGGTAATGACGGAAAATTCTTTGCCTATAGTGGTAATGCTGTAGATGATGCTGGTAATTCTATAGATTCTTCTACAACTGTTGTAGTATCTACTGTTCAATCCGCTAAAGGAGGCGGTGAGATCGAAGATGTAGAGTCTATTAAGTACATTGCACCTAGAATCTATTCATCGCAGTACAGGGCGGTTACAACAAAGGATTATGAAGCAATTATACAGAGCATATTCCCTGATGCAGAGTCTGTTTCTGTTATTGGTGGTGAAGAATTGGATCCACCTGAATTTGGAACCGTAGTATTGAGCATCAAACCTCGAAATGCTACATATTTGTCTGACTTTAGTAAGTCTTTGATATTAGAACGACTAAAAAGTTATGCAATTGCTGGAATAAACCAAAGAATTGTTGATCTTAAGATTCTTTATGTTGAATTGAATGTCAATGCATATTATAATCCAAATGTTTACAGTGATACTGAAGGATTGAAGGCACAAGTTATCAATGCTATCACTTCATATGGAACTGACACTAATTTGAACGCATTTGGTGGTAGATTTAAATATTCTGAAGCACAATCTATCATTGATAATGCAAATTCTGCGATTACATCTAATATTACTAAATTAACGATTAGGAGAGATCTAAAACCAATACTAAATGCCTATGCTCAGTATGAATTATGCTTTGGAAATGAATTTCATGTTGATCCTAGGGGTAAAAACATAAAAAGTACAGGATTTAAGGTTGAAGGTAATAACGAAACACTTTATTTCTCTGATATTCCTAATGAAGACCTAAAAACTGGTAATCTTGCGGTAGTTCAACTATCAGATATCGAACAATCTCTAACAACGGTTGTTGTTCCTAATGCTGGTACTGTAGATTATGTAAAAGGTGAAATTATTATCAATACAATCAAGATTACGGAGTCTTCTCTTGCATCTGGATTGATTGAAATACAAGTTTATCCAGAATCTAATGATATTATTGGATTGAAGGATTTATACCTTCAATTAGACATGTCAAATACTAAGATAAATATCGTGAGAGACACCATTTCTTCTGGACAACAAATATCTGGAATTGGATACAAGGTAACCTCTAGTTACTCTAACGGAACCATCACTAGGCGAAAATAAAGAATGATAGAAACCTATAGTCCCCTATCTTCGAGAGTCAAGACTCATCAGGTAGTTGCGGATACAGTTCCAGAATTTGCATTAACAGAAAATCCTCTGTTAGAAGATTTTCTTGAGCAATATTACATATCTCAAGAGTTTCAGGGTGGTGTTGTAGATATAGCAGAGAATATTGACAAATATATTCGTATTGACAACTTAACTAGAGATGTTATACATGGAGAAGTTGCCTTAGCATCTAGTATTAGTGCAACAGAGACTGAAATAGGTATTGGAACATTTAGTACCAAAGGATTTCCTAATCAATGGGGTCTACTGAAGGTTGATGACGAGATTATTACATATAGTGGTCTTACTACAAACTCCTTCACTGGTTGTGTTAGGGGTTTTAGTGGTATTACTACATACCGCAAGATAAATGATCCTAGTAATCTTGAATGGTCTCAATCAGTCGCTGGAGAGCATACAGAGTCCTCTAAGGTACAAAATTTAAGTGCATTATTTCTAACAGAGATATACACTAACTTGAAATCGATGTATACACCTGGTTTAGAAGGTGTACCATTAAGTCCTGAGTTAGATGTTGTTAATTTTGTCAAAGAAGCAAGAAGTTTATACGAATCTAAGGGTACAGACGAATCTTTCAAGATTTTATTCAAAGCATTATTTGGTATTGAACCAAAAATCAATGATCTTGAAAAATACCTCATAAAACCCTCCTATGCAAACTATCTAAGAAGGGAATCTTTTGCTGTTGAGTTGGTATCAGGTGATCCAGAGAAATTAATTGGTCAAACTCTATTTCAAGACAATGAAATCAATAATCCTAACATAAATGCTGCCAGTGGACCTATTTCAGAGGTTGTACAGATTAGAGACAACTATTATCGTCTTTCTGTGTTCATTGGTTATGATGAGAGAGCTTTAATTCAAGGAACATTCATTGTTCCAGGTAGAACTCAGGTTATTGGTCAAGTTGGACTAGGTGCAACTGTATTAACAGTTGATTCCACAATTGGTTTTGGTCAAACTGGTAGTTTTGAAGTTGGTCAAGTATCAGATAGTCATTATCAAAAATTAGATTACTCTGAGAAGACTGTAAACCAGTTTATTGGTGTTACAACCACTAGTATTGACATTCCTTCGACTACAAATGTCTTTACTCCAACTGTAGTTTATGGTTTTGAAGATAACGACCTAACTAAAAGGGTCAACATGAGAATTACTGCTGTTTTAAGAGAATTTGACAGCAATCAAGATTTATTTGGTCTAAATCCTGAATCTAGAATCAAAGTTAAAAATTTAGGACGCTTTATCACTAATCCTAGACTAACAAAAACTTATGAGCAGGTATTCTTCAATTCTTGGATTTATAACACTAGTGCTAGGTATGAAATATCAGATTTAACTGGATCTACATTTACTTTGACTGGTATCATCTATGATTCTAGTTTAAAGATTGGCGATTCGATTGAATTGCTTGTTAGAAATACAGAAACTGTTCAAGCATCCAATTTAACCGTATCTTATGTAAATATTCCAAATAATTCTATAAATGTCTCTGGAACCTTCACTACAGTAGAAGGATTATCTTATGATGTTAGAAGAGTACAAAGTAAAGCAACTAGTAGTATAGTTCCCATCATTGGTGGTCAAAATCAAATCTTAACTGATATTGGTAACACATATATTGTAGATAAGAACAAAACCGAGAGTACAAAGGCAGAAGCGTATGTTGCTGCAAACTCTTTACCTTCATATCAAATTGATAGTGATAAAATTCACTCTATATTAATAGATCCTACAGTATCTGGTGGCAACTTCCAAGGGTATAACACATTAACTGATAAATTTACAATCATATCATTTACTAATCCTGTACCATTTAGAACTGGTGATGAAATTGTATATATCCCTTCATCTGGATCTGATCCTATTGCTGGATTAGATAGAAACTCTTATTTTGTTGAAGTATTAAGTCCTTCTAACCAAATTAAGTTATATCAATCTAGATCATTTATTCCATCGGGTATTGCTCAAGAATTTGTTGCTCCTAAAACTAGTGGTACACATGATTTTGTTTCAGTAGAACAAGCAAGAAGATCTATATTTCCAGGTAGAAAACTTAAGAAATATATTCTAGAGCAAGATCTTACTGTAGGTAGAGAACAAAGAACAACATCAGATAGGACACTTTCAGGTAATACTGGAATGTTGATAAATGGTGTTGAGATTCGTAATTATAAATCAGACAAATCAATCTTTTTTGGACCTCTAAAAGCATTAGATGTAGTTAACTCAGGTACTAACTATGATGTATTAAATCCTCCCTTACTAACTATCGAGGATAATACTACTGGAGTCAATACTGCTTTTGCTAGAGTTTCTATTGCTGGTACAATAACTGGTATTCAAATCGATCCAGTAGAGTTTGAAATTAAGAAAGTAGTCTCAGTTGATATTCATGGTGGTAATGGTAAAGGTGCTAAAGCACAAGCAGTCACTGAATTAAATTATAGAACATTTGAATTCAATGCAAAGTCCTTCTATGATGGTGGTACGATTGATCCTGTAGATAATAGATTTATTCTAAACAAAAATCATTTTTATCAAACTGGCGATAGAGTAATCTACAATCCAAATAATAATAATCCTGTTGGTTTAGCAACTACTGCTAATGTTGGAATTGATACTTGTTTAGTAGAAAATCAGTCATATTATATTGGTATCACTAGTTCTACCATATTCCAAATATACAGATCTAAAGCAGACTCTGTTGCTGGAGTAAATACTGTTGGGTTTAACACAGATGCTGTTAACCTAAATTCAGGAATTCACGCTTTTAGGGATTTTGAAACAAAGAGAAGAATTTCTCGTGTTACTGTTCTCGATGGTGGAGAAGGATATGCTAACAGGAAGATATCAGTCTTACCTGCAGGTATTAGTACAGCACGAGATTTTATCCAGTTTGATAACCACGGATTCAAAGATGGAGAAGTAGTTCATTACGGAATTTCTTCTACTGGGGGAACTGTTATTAGTGGATTATCAACTACCGCACAATATCAGGTATTAACTATTGATACTGACAAATTTAGACTGTGTGAGTCAGGTGTCGCTACTGCTAGAGTTCCAAATACTACAAATTACTCTAATAAAGAGTATATAAGATTTGGTGATTCAGGATCTGATTATCAGGACTTCTTCTATCCTCCTGTAACAGTTGATCTTAATGTTATCACTAATTTAGACTCTCAATTAACATTAAATGTAACACCAATAGTTCGTGGTACTATTACAGACACTATCATGTATGATAGAGGTCTAAATTATGGTTCAGATATAATTAATTTTGAAAAAGCACCTTCAGTTTCTATTAGATCTGGAAGATTTGGTCAGATAGGTTTAACTATAATAAATGGTAGAATTTTAGACGCATTTGTACAAAGTGGTGGTATAGATTACGATGGACCTCCAGATATATCTGTAGTTGGAGCAGGAACTGCATTTGGTGCTGAACTTCGTGCTGTTATGGACGGAGATTCTATTGGTAGTGTAATTGTAATATCTTCAGGTATTGGTTATACTGCAGGAGGGACTACTGTTAGTGTTAAATCACCTGGTGATGCTGCTACATTCTCTACAAGAGTTAGAAGACTATCTACTAACCAGTATGCCACCTCAGGAACTACAAATGGTGAATATCTAGGTCCAGTAGAAGATGGTTTGGCGGTTGAGTCAATAGGATATGGTAAAACCATTAGAGAATCATTTAATGACAATGGTGGTGGTCATTCTCCTATTATTGGATGGGCATATGATGGTATACCCATTTACGGACCATATGGTTTTGATGATATTGATGATATTCAGTCTTCATCAAGAAAATTACTGACATCTTATAAGTTAGATTCAACTAGAGTTTATAATAGACCTTCTACAGCAGATTGGCCTGCAGGATCATTTATTGAAGACTATTATTATGATACCTCTGGTGATCTAGATGAACATAACGGTAGATTTGCTAAAACACCTGATTTTCCTAATGGAATATATGCATATTATGCTTCTGTAGATGTAAATAATGATCCACAGTATCCATACTACATTGGTGATACATTTAGAGGAAGTCCTATCAGAATTAATACTGTTGCTGGTGAAAAAATCAAGCAAACAACATTTGATTTTGAAAATTCCAAATTAGTAAGAAATACATTCCCATACAAGATGTTTGGGGAGGGTGCTGGTTATGATTTTGTATATCAACCATATAATTTTGTTTCTCAAGTTGCAAGACCTGATAAACTTCAAACTGGTCCTATAACAGGTGTAAGAATAGCATCAGTAGGTACAGGTTATAGTGTTGGATCAAATGTTATCTTTGATAATAGTGATACTGGTGGTACAGGTGCAAGTGCATATATTGAAAGATTATCTGGCAAAACTATTAATAAAATTACTACAGAATTTTTAAATTATGAAAATACTGTATTTAAATGGAGAGCAGATAGGGTAACTGGATATATTCAACCATCTCATGATCTTAAGTTAAAAGATGATATTGTTATTGCTGGTTTATCAACTGCAGTTGACAAATTGAATGGTAGTCATATAATTAATCAAATTGAGTTTAGTACAAAACTTTTAGATGATGGATTTGTTGGAGTTGTAACTGATATTAGAGTACAATCTATTCCAGCATCAATATCCATAGGTTCTACTATTGGATTTGGTACAACTGCTGGTATTGGATCAGAAACTGCTAAAGTTCTTAATGTATATCATGATGATGGTGTATTACGAATTCGTAGATCAGTTGGAGTTGCAACTACAGGTCAATTAGGTATTGGAGTATCCTTTGTTCCTGATCAGTACGAAGTTTTAGTTAGAACTGATTATTTTGAGTCTGATCCCGATGAAAAGGTATTTTTCAACCCATCAGAGGCAGTAGGATTTGGTACAACTGTAGGACAGACTATAACAAAGGCATATCAGTATCTTGGAGTTACTGCTGATAGATCTATTCTTACCCAATCAATATTTTTGGAGAATCATGGTTTTAAAACCAATGATACACTTGAGTTTAGTATTCCTTCAGGTGGAACAAACATATCTGTTGCCACATCAGCAATATATGCTGGAACCTTTACTTTACCATCTACTGTCTATGCTGTAAGGAAAACTGATGATACTATTGGACTAAAGACCACTAAATCATCAAATGAATTGCATTTTATCAGTGGTGGTAGTGATGCGTATGATTATCTACTAGAAAAACAATATACACAAGTTACAGGTAAAACACAAAGAATTACTGGAACTATCCAGACATCAGAGAGTCATGAATTAGAAGATGATGACAGAATTGATCTAATTGTAAAACCTGGTCTAACAACTGGTATTGGAACAACTTCTTCTGTTGCATTAAAGATACTTGATGACTATTTGATTGTCAATCCATTAAATGTTGCTGCATCTGGTATTAACACTAGTACCAATAGAATTACTTCAATAAATCATGGATTGATTACTGGTGATAGAGTTTACTACTATGGAAGTAATCTACCAGGTGGAGTAGAGCAAAGAGAATACTATGTAATCAAAATTGATGATGATACATTACAAATAGCAGATACATTAAAACAAGCAATTGCTAAAAAACCAGAAGTTATTGATTTTACAAGCACTGGTAGTGGTGGTTGGAGTATCAACCCAATTAACCCTCAAATAAGACCATTTAAGAATAATACTCTTAATTTTGATTTGAGTCATCCATCCATGAGTGGATATGATTTGAAGTTCTTCTATGACACTAATTTCTTCAATGAATTTGTTGGATCTGGTACAAGTCTTGGATTTGAAGTTGTTGGAGTCACTACTTTGGCAACTGTTGGTATTGCATCCACTGCAATTGACTCTGATGGTCATCCAACAGTAAAATTAAATTATTCTGATAATATTAAGACTCTATATTACAATGTTTTTGGTCCTAGCGGATTATCTACTGCAGATAGAACAGTTATTAATGGAAGTGAAATCAAATATGTTGATAGTAACTATAATGGGACTCATAGTGTTATTTCAATAGGAAATACTGAATTTACCTTTAATCTAAAATCTTCACCAGAAAGTTTACAGTATAAAAATTCTGATTGTGAAATATTGGAATATGACACACAATCAAGCAATGCAACTGGTGGTATCTCTACTGTTAACCTAGTTAGTGGTGGTTTTGGGTATTCTAAGTTACCTGGCATTTCTAGTATTAGTGGTAATGGTATTAACGCAACATTAATACCAGAATCAACAATTATTAATAGATTGGAAGAAATGCGTGTTCCTGAAGATGTTTATGGATATCCTTCAGACAATACTCTTAAACCTGATGCATTTATTCCTAGAATAATTGATATTGATAATTTTGCAACTATTGGTCAAGTTAATGTTCTCTTTGGTGGTAAATTCTATGTTAATGCTCCATCTCTAGCATTGTACGATAAAGCAACTGGTGAGATCTTAGATAACGGTCTTATAACTTGCGAGTTAAGTGATTCTGCTGTTGTAAGTGCAAAAGTTTCCGTATCACCTGTTGGATTGTCAAATAATGATTTTGGCATTGCACCAATAAGAAATAGTAATGGTATTAGTATTATGAGTGTACAGACCGATGTAGGTGTGTTAACTTGTAAGATTAGTACTCCTGTTTTGGGATATGATGAAGAACCATTTGCTATTGGTGATGCAGTCTTAGTTGAAGGTATAACTTTTGATGCTGGATCTGGTGATGGATATAATTCGGGTGATTATAAATTTGCACCATTCACAGTAACAGATTATAATGATGCAGTTAACCCAAGGCAGGTAACCTTTGATTTAAATGGAATTAGTACAAATCCTGGCACAGGTGCTACAGTATCATTTGGATTTGGTCAATTAGTTAAAAATGATTTTGTTGCTAGATTTGAAGCAATAAAAATTGATTCTACATTCATAACTAATGAACCTTTCAAGAAAAATAATAAAGCAGACGCTGATATACAATTAGACTTTATTGATGGCAATAGTGCAAGGATAGTTGTTAGTGGTGCTGAACCAATTGAAGTTACTGATGTATTGAGTGGTAAATTAAGTGGATCTGAAGCAAGAGTTGTTCAAATTACTGAATTTGATGGAAGTTTTAATTTATCTTCTTCTGTTAAGACTTTAGTTGGTTGGAGAGACAATATTGGTATTATTAACGATACCAATCAAGTATTACCTGATAATGACTACTATCAGAACATGTCTTATGCTATTGAGAGTCCTAAGACATATGAAGACTTAATTAACTATGTTAATGATATAGTACACCCAACTGGACTTAAAAACTTTGCAAATACTGAGATTGTAACAGAAGGTACACCTGGTGACTTTATACAACCTGCAGAAGATGCTGGTGGTCTAGTTCTTGACTTTATTGGAGATCCAATGAGACTGGACTCAATATATCCATATGACCTTGCTAGAGACTTCTTATCAGTTGGAAATATCTCCAAATTTGTAGAATTAAGAAATACTAGACTATCTGACTTTATTTTAAACAAAACTAACCGTGTTTTAAATCTTGACGATATTAGTTCTCAATTTGTGTCTAATGAGTCTAATGATCTAAGTGATTTTAGAGTAGTCGCTCAATATCCTGCAGGAAGGTATTTCCAAAGATTCTTAACCCAAACTGTTTTCAAAGCGGAAGATCCTAGAAAAAATCATTATCAAATAAATGAATTTATTTCTATTACCCTAGATCAAGATACATTCTTGATGCAGAAGGCAGAACTTAAGAATTTTGATCAAGTTGGTTTAGGAACAGGATATGCTGAATTTGATACACGGTATGATGCTGGTGTCTCAAAAACAAGACTTATATTCAGACCTAATGAACCATTCGATACTGACTATGAAGTCAAATCATTACAGACTAATTTTGCCGATTCTGTGGGTGTTGGGACAACTGCGTTTGGACATATTAGATTAGATGGTGGTTTGGTTCAGGCAGGTGCTGCGTCTACACTTGGAGTTAGTAGTACAACAAATATTATAGGTGTAACAACTACAAGCATGAAAGCTGCTCTTGTGCAGTTCTTAGCGATTGATAATCCTGGTGCTGGTTCATCTGCTACAAAACAAGTTGATTATCTAGAATATGCAGTAATGCATGATGGAACCGATACTTATTTGACTGAGTTAGGAGCGTTCAATACTAAGCAAAATTTAAGTGGATTATCTGCTCCTGAGTTTATTGGTACATTTAGTTCTGAGATTGATAGTGGTGTTCTTAAACTTAACTTTGAAAATGGTCGTCAAAGAAATGTAAATGTTAAATTTAAGACCATTGCTATTGATCCTTCTGCTGTTGGAGTAAACACAAATTATAGATTTAAGATTCCATTCACACCCGATGGAACTGAAAGAACAGGTAGATTAGAAGTTACTAGTCAAGCAAAAGCAGGTATATCAACAATTGTTGGTATAGCAAGTATTAGAGATTTGAGTGTAAAATCAACAGTCCATGTTGCAATAGGTGAGACACAATCAATTCATCAAATATACTTATTATCTGATCCCGAAAAGAGTCAATCTTTCATATCAGAATATGCAGTTGCTGCTATTGGAAGTACAACTGGAGTTGGTACATTTGGTTCTACCTACAGAACAGATGGTCACCTTAACCTAGAGTTCCATCCTTCTGTTTCTGGTATCGTTAGTATTACAGCGTATAATGAAATTCTTTATAAAGAGAAAGATCCTAATGGTACATTAGATGGTGTTGGAGAATTAAATTATGGTCAAGTATATGAATCTGTTTCACAAAACACATACTTAGGTATTAACAATAGAGATATTAAATCATTTGATCTTACATATAAAGGCGTACCAGTTTATGCTCGTGAGACAAATATTTCTGATCCTTCTCAGATCAACTACGGATTTGGTAGATTTGAGCAAGAACATTTCTTTATGAACTTTGAGCAATTAAGTTATAAGGCAGATTCTAACCTTATTGGTATTGCTGGAACTGGTCTTGTATACTATACAGGTGTTGGTACTGCTCGTCTTCCTGAAACAGTTTACTGTATCAAAGATAATAACAGACAGTTTAGATTAGCATTATCAGAAAGTGATGCTAGAGCAGGATTTGCAGTAACCTTTGTTCCTGATTCTGGTGCAGGTAACCAGCATAGAATCTCTATGAGAAAGAGAGATTCTAAATCTATGTTATCTCTAAGTGGTCTTGTACAAAAACCAATATCATATACATCTATAAGTTATGAATTGGATGTCCCTGTTGCTGGTTTTGTAACTGCATTTGTATTGAGTGGTATTTCATCTATTACATCTGGTGATCTTCTTAAGATTGAAGATGAATATTCCATAGTAAAAACTGTTGGATTTGGTACAACTACTATTGGTCCTGCTGTTGGTATTGGTACTTGGACACTCGTTGAAGTGGAAAGAGGAGCAGTTGGTACTGCTGCTACTCCACACGCTGCTGGAGAGACAGTAAGACTCTTTAGAGGATCATTCCAGATTCTAGACAGTCAGGTTCATTTTACTCAAGCACCTCTTGGTGGTGACACTGGTATTTTGAATCCTAATAATCTACCTTTTGCTAGAGCAACATTTGGTGGTAGAACATTCTTAAGAAATGACTATAGTAAGAACCAACTGTTTGATGATCTATCTGAAAGTTTTGATGGGTTAGAAACAACTTATCCACTTACCTCTATTGGTGCTGCCGTAACTGGTATTGGTACTACTGGTGGTAATGGTGTATTGTTCATCAATAATATCTTCCAAGCACCATTTAGTGAAAATAATGTTAATGCAAACTTTAAGATAATTGAAAATGCTGGAATTGCTAGTGTGCAGTTTACTGGTATTAGTTCCTTTGGATTCACGGATCCAATTATAGACATAGGGGATATTAACGAAAATCAATTGCCTAGGGGTGGTATTATAATTTCTGTGGCATCTACGCCAGGTAGAGGATATGCTCCATTTGTAGGTGCGAAAGTAAGACCTGTTATAAACTCTGCAGGTAATATTATTGATATTGTAGGTGTCCCTACATCAGGACATAAAATTGGTATTAGTACTGCCACATACAATAATATTAATGGTATTATTGAAATAAGTACAGACTGTGATCATGGTTTCTTAATTGGTGATCCTGTCAAGTTAGAAGGACTTGAATTTGCATGTACTGGATATGGTAATACTCTTGGTATAACATCATTCGTATATGATCATATTAGTGGTATTGCTACAATCATAACAGATGCTGCACATGGATTTACTGATCCTAGTCAAGTTGCTATTACTACAGACGGTCTTACATTTACATGTGAGATGGATGGTCAATATACAAATCACACTTATCCAAGAGCAGGTGATCCTGCGGATAATAAGTTCCTTGAGGTAAGGAATGTTACTACAGATACTTTTGATGTGTTTGTAGGTATCACAACAAATGTAGGATTTACTCCTACCAATGCAATCTATGATGCTAATGCTGGCATCATGACAATGACTATTCCTAATCATAATATTGTTGCTGGTACTAGCATCAAGATTAAAGATAATTCACTCTTCTTCAAGTGTGATATGGATGGTAATAGTCAGACTAAATCTTACCCTAGAATTACTGATCCTGTATTTGACACTGCAATATCTGTTGCTTCTACTACTGCTACTGGTATTGCTATAACTGTAGGAACATCTCCTATTGTTAACTACAGTATTACTACTGCAACTTATACACCTACTACTGGATTCCTTGATCTTAATATTGGTCAGCATGGATTAGCAACTGGCACAAATATTAAACTGAAAGAAGGTGGTTTGATCTTTAGATGTAATACAGATAGTTACATATCAACTCACACCTATCCTAGAAATATTATTGATACGCAAACTGTCAATGGTGCAACTTATGATGCCAATGCAGGTATCATGACAGTAACAGTTGTACCTGGCGGTAGATTACTTGGTGATGGTGATTGGATCAAGTTTGATAATGATTCAATATCATTTAAGTGTGATATGGATGGAGGTACATCAACTAAGACATATCCAAGAGCATCTGATCCTGTCAGTGGTAAGTGGTTACCTATAACAGGCATTACAACAACTAGTTTCTCAGTTGATGTTGGTAAGTCTACTGCAGAACCATTTAGTATTTCTAGTGCTATCTACGATCCTACTGCTGGTATAGTAACTGCGACAATTGGTGATCATAACTTCATGACTGGAGTAAGTATAAGATTATCTCCTGAATCATTTGCATTTAGATGTGGTCTTGATACTTATCAAAGTCTACATTACTATCCAAGATCAACTGACACTGTTGGTTACAATACTGCAGTTTCAATTGCTTCAACAACTGCTGATAGTATTTCATTCCAAGTTTTAGCATCACAACCTTCTACAAATATTTCTACACATCACTTTGTTCCAAATACAGGATTAACTGCTGAGACTGGTACACAGTATGATGGTACTGTAGGTATCATGACTGTTACATCTGCTAATCACAATCTAAGTAACGGTGATTGGGTTAGATTTGAGACTGGTTCGGTTACATTTACTTGTGCTAAAGATAACTACTGCACAACACATGCATATCCTAGAGAGACTGATCCTTATAGTGGTAAGTGGACACAGGTATCACATGTTACTACAAATACATTTAGAGTAAATATTGGAGTATCTCCTGACAAATCAGATCATATATTCTCTTCTGGTATAGCAAGTGGTATTACAAGATCACAAATTGTTGGTGGTGGTCCTTACACTCATACCTTCCAAGCAGCAGGTGTTGGTAGTATGGATCAGAAGAGAGATCAGGCGTTTGATGCTCCTATTGGTATTCATTCTGTTGGATCAACTTCTCATACAGCAACTAATGCAGTGTATGATCCTAATGTAGGTATCATGACAGTTACTGTTGCTGGTCATGGATTTATGAATAGTGATAGAGTTAAGTTTGATACTGGAGCAATATCACTTAAGTGTAGTAGAGATGGATATAGAATCGCTCATGCATATCCTCGTGTATCAGATCCAGTTCATGCTAAGTGGGTATCTATTGCAAGCACTACTGTTGATACATTTGCAGTAGATGTTGGAAAGTCTGGACCTAATGATCAATACGAGCATATATTCTCTAGTGCTACTACTGGTGGTATTAAAAAGCAGACTGGATATGTTACTTTACAAGTTGGTGTTTCAACTGATACTAGTGAGCATCGTTATGATATTATGGCAGGACACGAAGCAAGTAACGCTGTTATAACTGGTGGTGGATACGCCCATAGTTTCCAAAGTGCTTTAACTGGAGCAGTTGTTCGTGGTGGTAATTATGCTCACACATTTGTCAGTGCTGCATCAAGTACAATTTACATTGATTCTTGGTCTGGTGCTGCTCTGACTCCAACAAACGCAGTGTACAATCCTACATCAGGAGTCTTACAAATTACTGCTGAGAATCATGGATTAGTAAATCCATCAAACTTTAAGTTGAGTGGAATTGGAGTAACTTGTGTGTATGGTGCTAAAACTTATCCTAGCGGTGTACAAGGTTATTTCTATACAGTTAGAAATGTTACCAACTCTACTAAGTTTACTACTAGTGTTGGTATATCGACTGTTGCACATCAATATGTAAGTGGTGGTGAAGTTAGAATTGGTATTACAACCAATATATTCCCAGATTACGATGAAGAATTAGATATTACAGGAATTGTTTCTACTAAGACATTTAGAGTCAATGCTGGAGTTAGTACTATACCTCACTACTATGTGACTGGTGGTACTGCTGCTCCTTGGTATAACCTAACATTTGGTTCTGGATATAATCAGTTAATGGGAGAATTAGAAGTATGTACACATGATTATGGTGGTATTGGAACTGACGCTTCAATAACTGCAACTATTGGTATTGGTGGAACATTAATTTATCATATTGGTTCTGGTGGAACAAATTACAGTGATACGGCATCTTTAGATGTTGGAGATCCTAATGGAAGCGATCTTAGCATTATTGGAAAATATAGAGAAGGTATTGGTAGCACTACCCTTACTGGTGTTGGTGCTTCTATTACAGTAGATATTATTGGTGTATCAACTACCTATGTTGGTATGTCAACAAGTCCAGAATTCTCCTTGAATCAAGTTTACATCTGGAAGATGACTAAGTTTGGTTATGGATTTAAGAAAGGTGATAAGTTTGAGTTAGCAGGTCTATCTACAGATCCAAAGGCAGGAGATCTTTTTGAACCATTTGAAATTGAAGTTATTGATATCTTTAATGATGATATATCTGCGTGGCAGTTTGGTAATATTGATTACATTGATAATATCAAACCTTTCCAAGATGGAGATAGACTAAGATATCCTCTTTACTATCAAGATCAACTAGTTAGTTTTGAGATTGATAATAATGATCCTGATTCTAGAGAAATTGATCTAGCACCAGTTCTTATGATTTTTGTGAATGGTATCCTTCAAGAACCCAATGTACACTATACCTTCAATGGTGGTACATCGGTAAGTTTTGAGACTGCACCTACAGTTGAGGATGATGTCTTTATATTCTTCTACAGAGGAACAGTAGGTAATGATAGTGTACTATTTGATGTAAATGAAGTTATTAAGATAGGTGACTCACTAGAATTATTCAAGAGTGAGGAACTTGAATTGAATAGAGTTGCTGTTGATGCATCCAACTTTGCACAACAAGAAGAAAGAATTGCCGTTAACATCACAAGTGCATCAGTTTTAGAAACTCCATTCTATCAAGGTTCAGGTGTTAACCCTGATAACTTTAAACCATTCAGATGGAATAAACAAAAAGAAGATAAAATATTTGGTGGTGCTCTAGTTTCTAAAGCAAGAGATACTTTAGAAGCACAGATTGTTCCTACTGCCAATGTTCTTTCTGGTTATGCTGCTACTGCAACAGAATTATTTGTTGATCATGTAGAAAGATTTAGAGACCTTGATGGTCAGTTAACTGGTGATTTTGGACTCTATGTATTTGGTGTTGGTATTGGAACAACAGCAACAGCAGGTGTTAACTGGGAAGTTTGGAATGATATTGATCCATTGAACACAGATGTTCAAGGTTATACTGGTGTTGTTACTGGTATTACAACATCTGCTGGTATTGGTACTGATTTAGGTCTAGTATTCCAGTTAGATATGAATGCTTTGGTCAACTCTCAAAATGCAGCGTATGTTCAGCAGTTCCAAGAAGGATATCCATTCAAATTATTTGCATCTGGTATCAATCCTGCTGCTGGTGTGATAACCAGTGTTGACTCTCATGATTCTGATTCAATTGGTATTAGTACCTTTGAACTTGACAATATATACTATGCACATGGATTGCATTGGGACGGAAGTGCTAGAACAGGTGTTATAACTTGTAATATCCACTCTGGTACTGATGTTACAGGATTAGTTGGTGTTGGATCAACTGCCTTCCCTGCTGCTAGATTTACATGGGGTCGCTTCTCTAGTGCTACTAGAAATGTAGGATACCCACTTGCCCTAACTGTTAAGGGATTAGATTATAACCCTGATTTAGATAACTATCCTGTTGTAAAGAGAACCAATACTGGTCTTCGTAATACAGGAGCACTTGGAAAAACATTATAAATACCAAAATAGTAAGACCTTTAGAGAAAAATTGCAATGGCAGCAATTATAACCGACCAATTTAGAATTATAAATGCCAATAACTTCATGGAAGATGTTACGGCAGGAAATAATTCTTACTATGCATTTTTAGGACTAGCAAACCCAACATATGCTGGATTTGGTCGGACTGATACATGGAATAGTACAACTTTACAACCACCATCACCTACGGATAGTATTCAATACAATAACCATGTGTATGATACTATGCTTTTTGGTCGTAAAGTTTTTCCTGGTGATGTTAGAAGATTAGTCAAAAAGATTACATGGACAAAGGGTACATCCTATGACATGTATCGACATGATTATAATACAAATAACAGATCGCTAGTTTCTAACTCTAGTAGACTTTATTCGTCAAACTACTATGTGATGAATAGGGACTATAGAATCTATATTTGTATCAATAATGGATCTGCTGGTATATCAAGTCTTGCAAGTGCATCTCTTGATGAACCCACATTCACTGATCTAGAACCATCTGCTGCTGGTGTTAGTGGTGACGGTTATCTTTGGAAATATTTGTTCACGGTTCCTCCTGCAGATATCGTCAAATTTGACTCTACGGAATATATTGCTGTTCCTAATGAATGGAGCACATCAACTAATAACGATATTTCAGTTGTTAGAGACAATGGTGATTCTGATACTAACAACAATCAAATTAAGGTCGTATCAATTGATGAAACTGGTACTGGATATAGTTTCTTATCTAGTCCTATCGAAGTTGATATTATTGGTGATGGTTCTGGAGGAAAAGTTAGAATCTTGACTAATACAAATGGTCAAGTTATTTCTGCTCAAGTAACTAATGGTGGTAAAGGTTATAGTTATGGAAGAGTTGACCTTTCTTCTATTAATGGTAGTGCCACAAAGTTTTCTAGATTAACACCTATTATTCCTCCTTCTAAGGGTCATGGATTTGATCTTTATAAGGAATTAGGAACTGATAAAGTTCTGATTTATACTAGGTTTGATGCTTCATCATATGATTTTGCAAGTGATACTATATTTGCACAGGTTGGATTGATTAGAAATCCAACTGCTATTGGTGCTGCTGGTACAAACTTCTTACAAACTTCTGAATTCTCTGCTCTAAAAGCATTTAAGTTTACAGGAGATGTTTCACAGGTATTAGGAGTTGGCACAGCAATTACACAAAATATTTCTGGCGTTGGAACTGCTAGAGGTTATGTTGCATCATATGATATTGATACTAAGGTGATTAAATACTTCCAAGATCAAAGTTTGGTGTTCAACCAATCTACCTTTGATAATACGGATAGTGTTAATGTTGCTGGTCAAGCACCAGTATTGGAATTCCAATCAACTGCTGACGCTGTTACTAGTACTTCATTCAGTGTCAATGTAGATCAAACCTTTAGTGGTATATCTACAACAACACCTTCTGGTAAGGTTGTTGATCTCGGTGTGCAATTCACGAACGGTGTTGCAAATGCTGAGATAAATAAAAGAAGTGGAGAGATCATCTACCTTGATAATAGACCTGCTATTACAAGAAATGTTCGTCAAAAAGAAGACATCAAGATCGTATTAGAGTTCTAAAAAATGCCACAACAGACTAACCTGAATATAAGTCCCTATTACGACGACTTTGACAGAACCGACAATTACCATAGAGTTCTGTTCAAACCAGGATTTCCTGTTCAAGCTCGTGAACTTACGACTCTGCAGTCTATCATGCAGAATCAGGTTGAGCAGTTTGGTAGTCATATGTTTAAAGAGGGATCCGTTGTGGTTCCTGGTGGTGTTACCTATGATGGTCAATATTTTGCAGTAAAATTAGATCCTACACATTTAGGAACAGATGTTGAAGTTTATATAGAACAACTTATAGGTAAAAGGATTAAAGGAGAAACATCTCAGATTACAGCAAAGGTAGTTGACTATGTAACCTCTAGTAATTCTAATGAAGGAGTACCTACATTATTCGTCAAGTATCAGCAATGTGGTCCTAGTGGAGATTTTTCATTCTTCCAAGACTCAGAGCTTTTATTGTTAGAAGAACCAATCATATATGGTAATACAACTTTAAATGCAGGTTCTACATTTGCATCTACAATTGCATTAGACTCTTGTACTATTGGTTCATCAGCGAGTGTTTCTAGTGGTGTTTATTTTATAAGAGGGGCATTTGTAAGGGTCAATCAACAAACAATTATACTAGAACAATATTCTAATGGTCCTTTTTATAGGATTGGATTGCAGGTAGTAGAGAGTGCTGTTAACGCAAAAGATGATCCTGATCTATATGATAATGCTAAAGGATTTTCTAACTTTGCAGCACCAGGTGCTGATAGACTTAAAATAGAACTTAAGTTAACTAAGAAAAATTTATTTGATTATAATGATACTGACTTCATTGAGATAATGAGGGTCAGAGCAGGTAAGGTAGAAACACATACTAATAAGGATACAAACTATAATTTAATTAGAGATTACATTGCTAAAAGGACTTCTGATGAGTCAGGTGATTATACACTAAATCCATTCTTTATTGATGTTAAAAATAGTCTCAATGATAGACAAGGTAATGATGGAATTTACTATAATAATGAGGTAACTCAAGAAGGTAATACACCCAATGATGATCTTGCGTGTGTAAAAATATCTGCTGGTAAAGCATATGTTCAAGGTTATGAATGGACTACAGCAGGACAAACTATTGATGTAGATAAACCAAGAACTACATCTGATTTTAATAGAGAAACATTTTCCTTTAGAATGGGAAATCAAATCAGAGTTAATAATGTTGCTGGTATTACTACATTTAGAAATACTATTGATTTAGAAAGACAAGATGGTGCAAGTGGTTCAATAAAAATTGGAGAGGCAAAAGTATATAACTTTGGTTTAGTAGATGATAGTTATAAAAATGCATCTACTGATTTTGATCTATTCTTATTTGATGTTCAAACATATACTGTATTGGAGTTGAATGATAATGTAACAGCAAATCAAGTAAATGTTTCTGCATTCATAGAAGGTAATGAGAGTGGTGCTACAGCGTATGCTGTTAGTGGTGCAGGTAGTAGTTCAATAACAGTAACTCAAACATCTGGAAATTTCCAAGCAGGTGAGCAAATAATTGTTAATGGTAGAAAACAGAATCTTAGTAGAACTATTGAGAGAGTTCAATCTTATGATATTGATGATGTCTCTAAGATTTCACAGTCTGGAAATTCATTCACTGCCAATAAAAAATTAGTTGATAAAGTTCCTTTTGGATTTACTCCTACTGATTCAGTCAGAATTACTACTGGTGGTGTAGTAAGTTGTCCTGGTAGAACTTTTGAAAGATTTAAACCTGGTGATATTATTAGATATCAATTGCAGGGTTCTGCTTTAGTAAGACAGAATGTTGTATCTCTAGTTGCTACAGATGGTTCTGATATGACCGTTGTGGCAATTAATGATGTTAGTAACCTATTTGATGGTGGACTGCCTGGTAGTACCTATGAAGGACAATTTAGGATAGGTGTTCAGGATTTAGGTTCTCAAGATAACACTGGTTTATTTTTACCTCTACCAAAGAAACATATTTCTGATCTTGATTTTACTGGATCTGAAATTCTTTTATCTGAGCAAGTAACAGGAGAATCCACTGATGCTAATGGTGTTCTTGTAGTACCTATTGCATCAGTAGGTATAGATGATTGTACTTTTGTTGCCTTTGATCAAGAGAGATATCAAGTACAATATTCTAACAAAACTATTGCACAGATTGATTCATCTCAAGTAGTAATTACTTCTAATACTTTAACTATCAATGGTCTAACTTTCTCTCAAAGCAATGTTAAAGTTAATGTGACTGTTGCTAAGAGCAATATCAAGAACAAAGTTAAAAACTTCCAAAAGAGTGAAACTATTGATGTAACATATTCAAATAACGAAGGTTCTGGTACAACTGCTGGACAAACTTTAAATGATGGATTAACTAATAGTCAACTATATGGTACTAGAGTACAAGATCAAAAGATATGTTTAAATTATCCTGATGTCAATGAAGTAATTTCTATCTACGAATCATTAGATAAAAATGCTCCTGTTTTAGATAGGTTGGTATTTACTTCTACTGATAGTATATTCTCAGAAGCACTTGTTGGTGAAGATATTATAGGTGCTAATACAAACGCTGTTGCAAGAGTTGTATCTATTGACTCTGGTAATAGTAGAATAGAAGTCGTATTTAAAACTGAAGACAAATTCAATCTATTAGAAACCTTAAACTTCCAAGAGTCAAATGCTGTTGCTACACTTCAAGCATTTGTACCTGGCAAATATAAAGATCTTACAGATCTATATCTTTTAGACAAAGGACAAAAAGATCAATATTATGATTACTCTAGTATTGTTAGAGTTAATAATGGTTACATTCCATCTAAAAGATTATATGTTGTGTTTGATAGGTATGAAGTTCCATCTACAGATACTGGAGATTTCTTTACTGTCAGCAGTTATGATTCAGATAGGTTTAGTCATGATATTCCTAGAATTGGTAAAGGTCAAACAAGATCTAGCGACACTCTAGATTTTAGACCAAGAGTTCCTGTCTTTACTCCTGCTTCAGCATCGTTCTCTCCTTACTATCAAGGTAGTAGAGTATTTGCTGATGCTCCTAGAAGGATTGCAACTCCTAACGAATCATCAGAATTTGGATTCAAACATTACTTGGGTAGAATTGATAAATTAATATTAAAAACAAGCGGTGCTTTAATAGTAGAAAAAGGAACTCCTGCTGCTAATCCTAAACCACCAGTAGATTGTCCTACAGGTATGACATTGGCAACTATTGTAATGCCAGCATATCTCTATGATATTGAAAATGTTAGAGTTTATTTGATTGACAATCGTAGATATACGATGCGTGATATTGGTAAGATTGAAGATAGAATAGAAAACTTAGAAAAGGTTACTTCACTATCTCTATTAGAACAAAAAGTTGCTACTTTACAAGTTAAAGATGCTGATGGACTTGATAGATTTAAGAGTGGTTTCTTTGCAGATTCATTTAAATCAACCATGTTCGTTGATGAATCTTCACCTATTGATGTTGATAAGGAAAGAGGAGAATTAAAACCCCTTAGAGATTTACAATCTATTGATATGCAGTTGCTACCTGCAACTAATCTACCACCTGAACAGTTAGATTTATCACAAGATTTTGATTTATTAGATTCTAATACTAGAAAGACTGGTAGAATGATCACACTAGATTATGAGGATGATCTATTTGTTCAGCAGAACTTTGCTACAAGAGTTGAAAATCTAAACCCATTCTTTGTACATAAGTTTATCGGTGATCTAAGTCTTACACCTGTTAGTGATAACTGGATTCATACAGAAAGAACACAGAATCTCTTTACTCAAACTATTAGAAGAACTTCTTATGATACTAGACTATCGTTAACAAATGTTGATGGTGGATTTGGTGACGATGAAATGACACTAAGCACCAACGAGTCATCTAGTGTTGAGAGAGATGATATTCGCTCTGAGAATACATTCATCGCAAGTGAAACATTTGATCCATTTATTAGGTCTAGAAATATTCAATATGATTGTACTGGTCTAAGACCTTTTGCAAGATACTTTATATTCTTTGATGATATCAGCACTGTTGATGTAATTCCTAAAGTTATAGGAATAGAAGGTGTTACAGGATCTTTCACTGTTGGTGAAACAATTACAGCGTTAGTTAATGGAGAAACTTATAGATTTAGACTTTGCAGACCAGATCATAAAGAAGGACCATTTGCATCTCCAACAAGAACTTATGAAACCAATCCTTTGAACAGGGATGAGACATTACCTGATTCATATTCTCAAGGTTCTACTGCAATCAATATTGACCTTGCTGCATTAACTAATGCTGCACAAGGAGACTTCTTTGGATATTTACCTGTAGGAACTATTATTGCTGGTGAGACTAGTGGTGCTCAAGCAACTATTTCAGATCTTGATTTAAGAACTGATGCTTGGGGAGATCTCTACGGAGCTGTATGGATTAGAAATCCTAATTCATCACCCATACCATTGGCAAGAGTTAGATCAGGTGAAAGAGAATTTAGAATTACATCTAGTAATACAAACTCAACTGGATTGAGAGGTAGTAGTTTAATATCAAATGCATCTGCAATATACACTGCTGTAGGAACTACAAGACTAATACAAACTGATGTTAGAGTTACAACTCTAGAAACTACGACAGTACAGCGTGATTACGGACTGACCTTTATTAACCGAAGACCGCCCCCACCACCTCCACCACCACCTCCTGTCATTATTGAGAACACTACAATAATTGATAATACTGTTACGGAGATTGTTGAGGTTACAAATAATGTGCCTGTGCCCGTTATTGTTCCTGTTCCAAATCCTGTTCCCGTACCAGTACCTGTACCAGTACCTGTTGTAGAAAGTCAGGATGATGATCCTCTTGCACAATCATTCGTTGTGGATGAACATGGTGCTTATGTAACTGCTGTTGATGTTTTCTTTGCTACTAAAGATAACGATCCTACTCGTGCTCCTTTTGCTCAAATTAGAGCAATGGAACTTGGCATCCCTAAAGGAGAAATCCTTACGCCTGATGCACATGTATCGATAGATCCTGCAAATATAGAAGTATCAACTGATGCATCTGTAGCGACTAGATTTACATTCCCTGCTCCAATTTGGTTGGAACCTGCTAAACCTTATGCTTTAGTTGTTGGTGCTCCTGCAAATGGATATGAGATCTTTACTGCTGAAATGGGTCAAACTGCCATCAACGCACAATCTCTACCTAATGCTTCTGGAAGAGTGTATTCAAACCAATTCTTAGTTGGTTCACTTTACAAGTCACAGAATGGTCGTGAATGGACACCATGTCAATTTGAAGACATGACATTCAAGATTTATAGAGCGAAATTTAGTTCTACTGATGGTGTTGTTACATTCCAGAACCCACCAATTAGACCTAATAATGGTGTACTCAATGCCTTGAATAAAAATCCTATTGAAGCACTTCCCAAGAAAGCTGCTGTTGGTTTTACAACCACAACAAATGCTGGATTGATTGGAACAGTATTCACTCAGGGTAGAAAGGTAGGAGATAGCACTGCTAGTTACCGTTATGGATTTATTGAAGATGCTGGTGGTCCTGCAACTGGTGTTGTAGGTATTACCACAAATGGATCTAATTATGGAACACCTATAGCACAAGTTAGAACCTTCAACATTACTGGTGAAGGAACTGGACTTAAGTTAGGAGTAACAGTTGGTGCTGGTAACTCAACAATTACTGCTGCAACAATTGCTGTTGCTGGTAATGGATATAAAGTTGGTGATATGGTTGGTGTCGTAACTGCTGATATGAGTGGTAGTGGTTCTGGAGTCAGAATCGGTATCAATTCTATTGCAGGTCTTGACACTCTATATCTAACTGGTATTCAAGCAGAAGAGTTTACTGCTGGTGGTGATTTAACTTACTTCCACGAGGCAGGTACAGTTGTTGATTCTGGAACTGATGTATACAGATATGATGCTACTGGTAGTGTTTACACTGGTGAGTATGCAAGAGTATCTTACTTCAATCACGGAATGTATGGTATAGGAAACAAAGTTGCAATTAGTGGCGTTGAACCTAATACTTTACCATCAACATTATCTACTTTAGTCAATTCTACTACTACCAATATTTCTATTGGAGATAGTACAGGATTCGATGTATTTGAAGGAGTATTAGTTAGTGCAGCAAATACTGCATACGCTTTGATTAATAATGAAATTATATCTTATACTAGCGTTGGTATCAATACTCTTGGTGGTATTGTAAGAGGTATTAATAATACCCAGTCAATCAACCATGCGTCTGGTTCTATTATCAAAAAGTATGAGTTTGGTGGAGTTTCTCTAACCAAGATTAATACTGAACATGATGTAGAATCTCAAGAGAAAAATATGGATGATTTATTGATTAAAGTTGATAGAGAAGGTAGGTCAGTTGATATCTCTGGTATCAGTGTACCTCAACTCTCATTCAGTGAGGAAGTCTTTGGTGGCGGTATCGCTGCTCATGCGTCCAAAAACATCCAGTATGATACAATAACCCCATTGTATGATATAACTACACCTGGTGCTTCTGACAGTGCTACTGTGAACATTAGAACTGTTAGTGGAACTAGTGTAGATGGTTCTGAGACCTCATTCACCGATCTTGGATTTATTCCTGTTGGTCTTAATGAAGAAACTAAACTTGACACTACAAGAATAGTTGCATCTGAAGTTAATGAGTTAAGTAAATTAACTGGTTTGTTTAGAAATAAATCTCTAACAACTAGAATCGCAATGTCTAATGGTGGTAACTTCTGGAGTTCTCCAATGTTATGCCTTGATACTGCTAAGATGTTATTCTCATCTAATAGACTTAACAAACCTATTGCAGATTACTCAATTGATCCTAGAGCAAATGTTATCTATGGAGATTTACATACTTCATATTACATGTCTAAGATTATTAAAATTAAACAACCTGCAACTTCATTAAAGGTTATCTTTGATGCCTTTAGACCTGCATCTGTTGATTTCAGAGTAATGTATAGTTTGATCAGAGGTGATTCTAGTGAAGTTGATCAATCATTTGATCTCTTCCCAGGTTACTTTAATTTGGTAGACACTGATGGAGATGGGTTTGGAGATAAGGTAAGACTTACTCTACCTGGTCCTGACGGTAATCCAGATAAGTTTATTAACCCTGAATCTAGATGGAATGAGTATCAGTACACTGCTAACGATTTAGCACCTTTCACAGGATTTATTATTAAGGTTGTGATGAATGGTACTAATCAAGCAGAGATACCTATCATTAAAAATGTAAGGGCGTTAGCACTAGCATAATGCAGAGAGTTGAAGGACACCCACACTTGTATAGAGACGAGAAATCAGGAGCTATCGTAAACACCGATAGCTCCTCTTATACTGCCTACATGCAAGCAAAAAATAAAAAACAACTTGAGAGAGCTGAACTAGATAGTATGAAAGAAGAGATCTCTGAGATAAAGAGTATGCTCGCAAAAATTGTAGAGAAATTATGAGAGACGGACACACAGAATTTTTAAAATATCACTATGGTGATGCTGGACCTTCTGAAGTTAATGATATAGAAATACTAAAAGCTAGTGTAGAAAGACTCGAAAACAAGGTGGATACACTTTTAGTAGAGATAAAGAAACTAAATACCTTATAGGATAATAGTCAGCATTAAAGATGGCAGTTTTTGTCTCTAACTTGCAGATAGAATCGGGTACTGAATTTGAACATTTATTTGCTCTTGGTGATAACGATAACAATACTACCCTAAATCTGTCGGGTTTTTCAGTAAATTCACAACTGCGGAAGTGGGCAGGTAGCAACAGCTATGTTGCGTTTGCCTCGACAATATCTAGTGCCACTGATGGAGAGATACAAATCTCTATGGCATCAAGCATAACAACCGATATCAGACCAGGTCGCTATTTGTATGATGTTGTTTTGACAGACAATACTGGTTCTAAAGTAAAGGTCGTTGAAGGAATGATCAATGTTAGAGCAGGGGTAACAAGGTAATGCCATCATTACGAATTGGTACTGGCAGCCAAGTTAAGGTTATTGCCAGTGGATCACTAGGAGGAGGAGGCGGTGGAGGTAAACTAGTTTTACTATCCGATGTAAACGCTAATGCCTTAACAAATGGTAGTTTTCTAGTTTACGACTCAGCGTCTGCTAAGTTCGTAACACAGACCACTCTGCCAACCACTACTGTTGACGGAGGAGAATACTAAATGTCTGCTACTATTCTAATTAAGAGGACGCAAGGAACCTCTCCACCAACCGCAGCACCAGTTGGAACTGGTGTATCTTTTGGTGAACTAGTTTACACCTATGATGTTACAAATGTAGGTGCTGGTAAGTCTTACAAGAAATTATATATTGGTGACCCTTCGGGTAATACAGCAGCTCCCATACCGATTGGTGGTGAGTACTATACACAAATGCTGCCCGATAACCCTGCAGACTTTGGTAAACCAACTGCATCTAAAGCGGTTATTCTTAACCCTTCAGGGCAAATTGTATCTTGGAATGTTCAAACTGATTTAGTTGTTGGATCTGCAGCCACTGTATCTGGTGACCTAACAGTAGGTGGACAGTTAAATGTAACAGGAGATATTTCATATGACGAGGTAACTGGTAGAAATATTCAGATCAATGGTATTGGTACTATTGCCACTCTTGGCATTACATCAACACTTGATACTCCATACTTTACAAACAGAGTTGGTCTTGTCAGTGCTATTGCTGGTGTTGCTGGTACATATAATGATTGGAATGCTACATCTGCACAGTTTGAGCAGATTAATGTAAGTCATGCTACGACTACTAAGAACTTAACTATTAGTGGTATCTCAACTATTGAGAACAACTATGACTTCAGAACTCAGTTAATTAGAGTTGGTAGAGAAGCAGGTAAATTAGAGACTGATGGTAATGACCGTCAGGGTATGTTCATTGGTAACTACGCTGGTAATCAAGCTGGTTTAGCAGCAGATACTAAGAGAAACATTGCTATTGGTAACAGTGCCTTCCAAAAAGGTGGTCAAACTAAAGCAGAATCTAATATTTTCTTAGGTAACTTTGCTGGACAAGAAGCAGAAGGTTCACATAACATCTATATTGGTGATAAAGTTGGACAGGATTTAGGTTCTCAATCTGTCATTACTTATGGTGAGACTGGTGATGCGAGTAGTATTTCATTCTCTGATACTAGTTCTCTAACAAATGATCCATATGCTTACAGAGTATATGGTACTACAGATAATTTTGCTAACCTAGAAGGTGGTGACTTTGCAATTGCTATCCAGAGTCTTGGTGACTTAGGAACAATTAATAATGCTGTTACTGGCAACCTATCATTTAACATTGGTACTTGTACTAATGCTCATCTAGCAAAATTAATTGGTCAACAGTTTACAGTTAAGGGGCAGGATAATTTTGCTTTATTAACTGATCTAAACGATGCTATCTACCTATCAACTGGTAGTATTGGATTAACTGATACCTATGGATTCTTAGTAGTAAGAGCTGGTATCACAACAAATAGTGGTAAGGAAGATCACGATCAGAACATTGGTATAGGTAGACAAGCACTATGGGGTGCTGGTATATCAACCAACCAAAGTAATAATATTGCTATTGGTGCATTTGCCCTTTACAATGTAATGGGTAGTGATAATGTTGCCATTGGTAATTCTGCTGGTGCTAATAACACTGGTAATAACAATGTTATCATTGGTAAAGGACAAGATGTTAGATATCCAGAGCAAGATGATCAGTTAATAATTGGTTCAGGTGATGTTAAGTGGGTTTCAGGTAATAGTGACGGTTGGGTTGGTATTGGAACCACAACTCCTACAGCGTTGCTCGATGTAGATGGTGATGTCAACATCACTGGTGTTGCTACTATACCTCAATTAGATGTTAATGATATTGGTATTGAGGATATCAAGATCACTGCTGGTTTAGCAACTGATCTAGCAATCACATATGCCAAGATTCAAACTGGTATTATTACAGATCAAACTGGTACTGCAGCAACAATTACCAGAGCTGATTTTGTTGATGTAGATGTAGAAGATATTAAAATTACAGTTGGTCTTGCTACTGATTTAGCGGTAACTAACTTAGTCAATCAAGTTGGTATTATAACAAATGCTTATATTGATGTAGGTGTTGTAACATCTTATGTTGGTACTTATTCAACTATCAGTGTGGTTGATATTGAGACCCTAGATGCGAAGCAAACTAATATAACTGGACTTGCTGTAACTGATACAGTTGGTACTGCTGCTACTATTACTAATGTTGATTTTATCAACGCAGATATTGAGCAAGCAAAAATTGTTGCTGGTTTAGCAACTGACTTTGATGCAACTTATTTCCGTAATGAAGTTGGTCTAACAACTAACGCATATATCACGGTTGGTGTTGTTACATCTCTATCTGGTTTTGGTGTTACTTATACTCAAGCAGACTTTGATTACATGGATGCCGTTTACGGCAAGATCACTGCTGGAGTTGTTACTTCTTTAGTCAGTACATATTCTACTATCACTGACTTAGATGTTACAAGAGATGCAAGAGTTGGTGGAGCACTAACTGTTACTGGTAACACTTTAATAAAGGGTAATCTTGATGTTGAAGGAACAACATCATACCTGCAAAGTGCTATCATGCAGGTCAATGATAAGAACATTGAACTTGGTGTAACCACTTCTGGATCTGCCTCAGATGCTTCCGCTTCTGGTGGTGGTATTACTTTAAAAGGTACTACTGATAAAACTATTGAGTGGGATCTAACAAGAGGTGCTTGGACTGTTAACCAAAAATTCAATCCTGCTGCTGATGACACTCACGATCTAGGTACTACAGATAGAGAATGGAAAGATATTTACATTGATGGTACAGCACATTTAGATGCTGCTGATATTTTAGATGCTAAGATTACTGCTGGTATCATTACATCTCAAGTTGGTACTTATGCAACTATAACAGTATTTGATACTGAGACTGCTGATCTTAACGATGTTAAGGTTACAACTGGTATCATTACATCATTGGTTGGTACATATGCTACCATTACGACCTTTGATACTGAGACTGCAGATCTTAAAGATGTTAAGATTACTTCAGGTATCATTACTGACATTGTTGGTACTGCTGCTACAATCACAACGATTGATGCGACTGAAGGAGATATAGTAAATGCTAAGATCACTGCTGGTGTTGTAACATCATTGGTTGGTACTTACGCAACTATCACAACAGCACATATAACAACTCTTAGTGCTGATAACTTAAGTTTTACTGGAATCGCTGTTACTGATGTTGTCGGTACTGCAGCAACTATTACAACTCTCGATGTACAAGAAGGAGATATTGTTAATGCTAAGATCACTGCTGGTGTTATAACATCAATAGTTGGTACTTATGCCACTATCACAACCTTTGATACTGAGACTGCAGATCTTAAGGATGTCAAGATTACCTCTGGTATTATCACAGACATCGTTGGTACTGCTGCATCTATAACTACAATTGATGTTTCTGACCTTGATGCATTAACTGCTAAGATCAATGCTGGTTATATAACTTCTCTATATGACTCTACTGGAGTCGTTGGTATCAATACTCAGCATATTTTAAGTACTGATGATGCTGGAACAATAACATGGCGTGAACCTGCACAGATTGGTATTGCTACTATCAATGCAGCAACAGATGTATGGTTTGTTGATAAACATGGTGTTGATGACAATGCACCTTCTCGTGGACGCACTGACGATAGACCATTTAAAACAGTTGCTTATGCACTGTCAAGAATAAGTAATATTTACGATCATACATTTGTATCTGCAGCAAGTAATGCTGTCAATGTACAAAGTGGTGCTGAGTCTGGAAACGAAAAAACGCCTAACGGTGCTGTATACGAACAAGGTACAGGTAAATTAACATTATCATTTGGATCTGCTCATGGATTGTCAACTGCTGATACTATCACTCTTGATAATAATTCATTAACATTCACATGTTCAAAAGATAATAATGGATCTAACCATACTTATCCAAGAGCAACTGATCCTATTGCAGGTGTAACAACTGCTGTTACTGTAATAAACAGTACATCATTTAGTCTTAATGTTGGTAAGTCACCAAACATTATAGGAGAGAATGAAGTTCTAACCATTGGTGGTGGTGTATATGAAGAAGTATTCCCACTAACAGTTCCTGCTGGATTGACTGTTAAAGGTAGTGGTCTTAGAGCGACAAAAATTAAACCAACTACTGCTACTAAGCAGAAAGATGGATTCTTATTGAATGACAGATCAGTTGTTGAAGACTTAACTATTGCTGAGATGTACTTCAATACATCAGCAAATGAAGGTTTTGCTTTCAAGTTTGCTCCTGGTATTGCTGTTACTGCTAGATCACCTTATGTACAGCGTGTAACTGTATTCAATAAAGGTAGCAATGTAACTGCTACTGATCCATATGGATATAATTCTGCTGATTCTAATCCATCATCATATATTGCTGGTGCTGGTGCATACATAGATGGTTCTGAAATGGCAGCAGGATCCATTGAGGCAGCGATGCTCTTCAATGAGGTTACATTTATCGTACCAAACAGTCAGGGTGTTGTAATAACCAACGGTGCTCGTTCAGAGTACTTGAATGCATTTACATACTTTGCATCTGAAGCGATCAAAGGTGTATCTGGATCTCTTGGTATTCACTCTGCAGGTAAGACTAGATTAAGATTAACTGGTATTACCACAGTTGGTGTTGGTAACACTGTTACTCTATTTGATACTGATGGAACTACTGGTTTAGGTACTGCAGTTGTTGCTAACTATGATGGCACATACCTAGAGGTAACTGGCAAACAAACTGGATTTGAAGTTCTTAACGCTAGAACCGCTAAGACAGTAACATTTAATGATGGTGCTCAACTAGACACATCTGTTAAGAAGTTTGGTACTGCATCACTTAAGTTAGATGGTACTAATGATTCTATTAGTGTTCCTTCTAGTGGAGATCTTGGATTTGGAACTAACACAGACTTCACAGTTGAATTCTGGGCATACTCAAATACAACTGGACTCTCTAGTGCAACTCTCTTTGACTTAAGAGATAATGGATCTGATACTAACGGTCTAAGTCTTGCATATCGTGCTGCTGGTGAAGTTGACCTAAGAGTTGGTACAACTACTGCTATCACTGGATCTGGTGCTGGTATTGCTACTGGAGTTTGGAAGCACTATGCAATTGCAAGAGGTGGTACAAACACAAGACTATTTGTTGATGGTACACAAAGAGGTATCAAGACTTCAGACACTACAGATTATGGTGCATCTAAAGGTCTTGTAATTGGTGCTGATTTTGATGGAGCAAGCAATAATGTAACAGGTTGGATTGATGATTTCAGAGTAGAGTATGGTGTTGCTAAGTACACAGCAAACTTCACTGCTCCTACTGCTGAGTTAACAGGTGATAAGGATACTAGATTACTACTTAACTTTAACGGTGCTAATGGTATCAGTACAACTACTGATAACATAGTTCGCAATCAAGATATTCGCATCACTCAAGCAGGTGGTGGAATTGGAACTGCAACAAAGGTTATCCTTGCTGATTATAGTCAGTTCGGTGCTGACATGCGTTCAGTTGGTTGTGCTGTTGAGTATGGTCAAAAGGGTGTTATCGCTGATGGTGAAGGTGTTTCGTTAAGAATGTTTGCACTCAACTTCAACCAAGTTGGTGCTGGTGCAGATATTACAAACGATCCTAACTTAGCGATACAAGCGAACGAAGTTACTGAAGTTAATAACGGTGATGTATCTTATGTAAGTATTGACCAAAGAGGAGACTTCAGAGTTGGTGAAGCGTTCTTCGTTGATCAAGAAAATGGTACAGTATCATTCTCACAACAAGTAACAAGTCTACAAGCACTATCTTCACTAGTAATAACTGATGGTAGTAACAACAGTACGATTACTCCTAACAGTGGTACATTTGGTAATATCCAAATTGCTGGTAACAGTATTGAATCGACTTCAGGAGATATTAATATTGATCCTGCTGGTGCTGGTGATATTAACATCACTGGTGATGTAAACATCTTAGGTATCTTAACTGCTACAGTTATTCAGTTAGATGCGTTCCAGAAAAATGACACCTCTATTGCTCTAGATGATTCTGGTAGTGATGGCACTATCAGATTTAACACTGATAATGTTGAAGGTATGCGTCTTGATGCCAATCAGAAGTTGGGTATCGGAACTGCATCACCTAGAGATAGACTTGATGTTTTAGATACTGCTCAATTTGAGCGTGTTAATATAACTGGTGTTTCAACATACGGTGGCGATCTTGATATCAATGCAGATGTAGACATATCATCAAACCTAAATGTCACAGGTGTATCTACATTTGTTGACGATATTGTCATAGGTGTTGCTGGTACAGTTGGATTTGCAACTGATGGTCACTTTGCTGACTCTGCTAATCTTACATTTGGTCATGGACAAGATTTAAAAATCTACCATACGGGTGATAATAGTTACATCAGAGATGATGGAACTGGACAGTTCATTATTCAATCTGATAACTATATCTCTCTTCAAAAAACAAATGGAGAGAATCTTGCCAACTTTATAACAGATTCTAGAGTAGAGCTCTTCCACGATAATACAAAACGCTTAGAAACTACAGACTATGGCGTGTATGTTAGTGATACTCTTAAGACTAGAGTTGCTATTACAACTAACGCATTTATTGATGTAGGTGTTGTAACATCTCTTACAGGTACTGCAGCAACAATTACAACAATTGATGTTACTAATCTAGATGTACTTGACGCTAAGATTAATGCTGGTTTAGCAACTAACTTTGCTATTACTAACGCTAGGATTCAAACTGGTATTGCTACTGAGATGACCTTTGCTGGTTTCTCTACCTTTGTTGGTATAGCAACCTTCCAGCAAGATGTATTTGTTGCTGGTAACTTGAATGTAATTGGTGATGTTTACTATGATGAAGTTCAAGGTAGAAACTTAAATGTAACTGGTATCAGTACACTCAACTTAACTGTCATTAGTGGAGTTGCTACTATATCTGATATCAAGATTGGTGCAGGTAGTTCTAGTACTAAGATTGAAACTAATAGTGGAGAACTTGTTCTTGATTCTGCATCAGGTCAAGTAACAATCCAAGATAACTTTAATGTTGTTGGTTACGCTACATTTAAGAACGGTTTATACTATCGCTCAGATCAAGGAGGAAGCACTGGTATTGGATACAGTGGTCCTAATGGTATGGGTTACTTTGAAGCAGATGGTAGATTAGTAAGTACAGCAAGTACAGTTGGATTCCTAACTACTTCTAACTATGTTATGACCACGAACGCTGCTGGAGTTCCAACATGGTCTGACTCTATCGATGGAGGATTCTTCTAATGGCAAAACCAAATAGTAGACTAACATTACAAGATTATGTTTTTAGGCAATTAGGTGCTCCTATATTGGAGATCAATGTTGCCGATGAACAGTTTGATGATTTATTAGATGATTCATTACAATTGTTTTATGAAAGACATTTTGATGGAGTTGAAAAGGTATTACTTAAGTATAAAATTACCACTGAAGATATACGATCTGGTAGAGCAAGAGGTGGTGGTTTTGATGTGGGTATTACAACTACAACTCAAGGAACTGATGCATTTGAAGAGAATTCTAATTTTATAACTGTACCTGACTCTGTTATTGGTATAGAAAGAATTCATCAATTTGATAATAATGCTATTAGTAGTGGTATGTACAATATTAAATACCAATTGTTCCTTAATGATATTGCATTCAATTTAGGATATAATGGTCTTCTAAATTATTCAATGACTAAAACATATCTTGAAGATATTAATTTCCTTCTAACAACAACTCCACAAATAAGATATAATAAAAGAAATAATAGATTATACATAGATTGTGATTGGGCATCCATAACAGAAAATACATACATTCTAATAGAGTGTTATAGAATAATGGATCCAGCAAATTACAGTTCAGTTTATAATGATCATTTCCTGAAAAAATATCTAACAGCAAAAACAAAAAAACAATGGGGACAAAATCTTATAAAGTTCCAAGGTGTTAAATTGCCAGGTGGTGTAGAACTTAATGGTAGACAATTATACGAAGATGCTGATTTTGAGATAAGAGAAATAGAAGAGAAGATGCAAGATACATATGAAATGCCAGTTCTTGATATGATAGGCTAATGCCATTAAATCCTTTTTTCCAACATGGTTCACCTGATGAGCAGCGATTAGTTCAGCAGCTTGTTGATGAACAGATTGGAATGTTTGGTTTAGATTGCTACTACATTCCTAGGAAACAAATAGTTACTGATGATATTTTAGGTGAAGTTCAATCATCAAAATTCAACGATAATTATATTATCGAAGCATACCTAAACAACTATGAGGGTTATGCTAAGGGTAGTGATGTAATGACTAAGTTTGGTATAAATTTACAGAATGAAATTACTTTAACAATATCAAGAGAAAGATTTGAGGATTTTATTGCTCCTTTTCAATTTAACTCTACTAACTTGCAAGGTGCATTAGACGGTGATATAGATTTTGGTACTAGACCCAAAGAAGGAGATCTTATATTTTTCCCATTAGGAGAGAGACTATTTGAAATTAAACAGGTAGAACATGAGAGTCCTTTTTTCCAGTTAGGTAAAAACTATACATACGAACTTCAATGTGAACTCTTCCAGTTACAAGACGAAATTATCGATACGAATGTTGCTGCTATAGATACCAGACTAAGCGAAGAAGGATATATTACTACAGTAAGTCTTGCTGGTATAGGATCGACTGCTAAGGCATCTGTTGATACCTTTGCACTAAACGGTTCAATACAGAAGATTACATTGAATGATGATGGTTCTGGGTATACCACACCACCTTCAGTTATTGTTCAGACATCTCCTGCTGGTGTATCTACATCATTGGGTCAATGTGTTGCTATTACTACAAGTAAAGGTAATCTAAATGCTATTGATTTCGTTGCACTAACTAATCCTGGTTTTGCTTATGTTGAACCACCTATCATTGGATTTGGTACGCCAGGTGTCGGTGCTGCTGCAACTTCGACATTAACTAATAGTGGTATTTCATCTATTAGAATTACTCAACCAGGTGTTAACTATGTTACTCCTCCTCTAATTACTATTCAACATCCTCAGTTTGTTGATAAGCAATATGAGTTTACTGGTGTTGCTACTGCTGGAACAATGCAGATCAGTGGAATTAATACTATGGCAAATATTGCTATTGGTCATACTATTAACTTCAAGTCACTTGGTGCTGTAACACTTTCTGGTGGAGGAATTGTAACTTCTATTGGTACTAATAGTATTGGTATTGGTACTTCTATAGGAGGTACTGGCACTGTTAATACAACCTTTATTGGTACTGGTGCTATGGTTGGTGCTAAGGCAGGTCAGATACAAGCAACTGCTGTTGCAACTCTATCTGGTTCCAGCATGTTTAGAATATATCTAACAGATGCAGGTTCTGGTTATGAGAACACTCCTACTATTTCAATCTCTGCTCCTTTGAGTACAGGTATAGGAACATATCATCTTAATGAGAGGGTAGTTGGATCTGATTCTGGTACTGAAGCATATGTTAAGAGTTGGGACTCTGTTAATAGAAAATTAGAAGTTTCGATAAATACAGGTGATTTCAGGTCTGGTGAGTATATTACTGGAACTGCATCATCTGCTAGATATCAAGTGTTCTCTTATTCTGATGACTTGAGTACTCAAGCTTCAGGAGATGAATTCTTTATGAATGATGAGTTTGAAGCAGCAGCAGACGAACTTCTCGACTTTACTGAGAAAAATCCCTTTGGAGATGTATAATGTTAGGTACTTATTTTTACCACGAAATTTTACGAAAGACTGTTATTTCATTTGGTACACTTTTTAATGATATCAATGTTCGCCATGATGACAGGAGTGGGGCAACTATTAGTGAAACTAAGGTTCCATTAATATATGGTCCTAAGCAAAAGTTTTTAGCAAAACTTGAACAGCAAGAAGAATTGACAAAGGCAACTGCTATTACATTGCCTAGAATGTCATTTGAAATGTCTTCTATGAATTATGATCCTAGTAGAAAAGGTAGTATTACCAGAACTTTTAAAGCAGTAGATAAAACAGATAGTACAAAAACAAAGAAAGTTTATTTACCAGTTCCATATAATGTTGGGTTTGAACTCAATGTTATGACAAAATTGAATGATGATGCGTTACAGATCGTAGAACAGATACTTCCATTCTTCCAACCAGCGTACAATATTACAATTGATCTTGTAGATTCTATTGGAGAAAAAAGAGATATACCTGTCGTACTTGAAAATATATCATTTAGTGATGAGTATGAGGGAGACTTTACAACTAGACGAGTGTTAATGTACACTTTTAATTTTACTGCTAAAACTTACCTCTTTGGTCCTGTTGCTGAGAGCACAGATGGTCTTATTAAGAAGGCACAGGTTGACTACTATGCTGATACTAATACTAGAACAGCTAAGCGTGAGATGAGGTATGCAGTGACTCCTGATCCTATTAGTGCTGGACCTGAGGATGACTTTGGATTCAGTGAAACCACTACAATGTATGGTGATTCTAAAAAGTACAGTCCTACTAGACAGGAGGATGTCTAATGACTAAAGAAATAGATGATGCATTAAATACTACATCTGATGATCATGAGTATGTGCAAAAATTTAATAGACATAAAAGTCTACCTGAGAAAAAAGATCATGGTGTAGAGATAGATAAAGACTATCAATACTCTAGAGCACAGTTATATACTTTGATCGAAAAGGGTCAAGAGGTATTGAATGGTGTAATGGATGTTGCTGATAGTTCTGGTTCACCAAGAGCATATGAAGTAGCAGGTCAGGTATTAAAGTCTACTGCAGATATTGCAGATAAACTGATGGATCTTCAAAAAAAGGTAAAAGAAATTGACGAGACTAAAAATAAAACTACAAATAATGTTACTAATAACGCTATTTTCACTGGCAGCACTGCAGAGTTGCAGAAACTCATCAAGCAAGGATTAATGGGTGATAAATAGGGGTGTGTTATAATAGAAACAATGTCTGAAGAAGTTAAAGAGGACAAACCAAAAGGTGTTCTCGGAAAATTAAAAGACAAAATCTTACCCGATGAAGATGAGCAAGCTGCTATCATTAGTACATTTGTTCGTCTTGGGGTGTTGGTTTGGTCTGGAGGAATATTAACTTTAAATTATGTTGCCATTCCAGGTGTTCCTCAACAGAAAATAGATCCAACTTTTATAGCTTCAGTTTTTACAGGAGTTTTAGCTAGCTTCGGAATTCAAACTGCATCTAAGAAAGGTGATGGAACGATGAAGATGAATGGTAATGGTGGTGCAGGTAAAAATGGTGGTCCTACACAAACAATTGTGATAGAACAAGCACCACTAAAAATAATTGCTGAGTCACCTAAAAAATCTGAAACTTACAAAATGTAGTCATGCAAAAAATTATTAATGTACTTGCTGTTGCGTCTAGCGTTGTATCTCTTGCCGTTGTTGGCAGTGGGGTATATGTATATGTCAACAGAGATTCAATTGTTGATGGAGTTAAATCACAAGTTATGGAAGCTGTTACTGGATCTCTGGGAGCAAGTATTCCAGGTTTGGGATCAAATGACTTGATGCCATCTCTACCACAAGCATCACAATCACCACTACCTGTTGGTGAGAATGCTGCTGCTGGCGGTCCTGTTGGATTTGGTATTCCTAACTTTTAAATAATGTTTTCTTGTAGACCTGTTTGTCCACCTGTAACAGGGTGGATGGAAGTTGGATTGAATAAAGAAGTTATAGGTTACCTTTGGGATAGAATCTCTGTAGCATCAGGATCTGCTAAAGGTCAATTGGCAGGACATATATCTTCAAGCTTAGATTTAGTAGACAAAGATAATTATTTTTCAAATATTTTAATAGGATGTGCTAATCAATATAACAAACATTTTCCATATACACCAAAGAAGTTAAATCATATGAAGGTTGATGGATTGAAGTTAAATGGTTTTTGGGTTAATAGACAAAAACAACATGAGTTCAATCCATCCCATGATCATGGTGGAGTATTCTCTTTTGTGGTTTGGATGAAGATACCAACATCCAGTGCTGAACAGAATAGTCAGGGATTCCTAAAAGAGGTACATAACTCTGTAGCATCTGACTTTGAGATGTCATACATAGATACATCTGGTGTAATAAGTTCTTATATCTACAAAATGAACCCAGATATGGAAGGCAACATGCTATTCTTCCCATCATCATTTCGACACGGTGTCTATCCGTTTTATAATTCTGAGGAGGATAGGGTCTCAATATCAGGAAACTTGTATTACACCTAAACCGTATGCTATAATCGGAGGGCACTATGACGAGGTTACCCATGAAGATTATTAATGAACAAGGGGAAACAGTCTACGAGTGTCCTAATTGTGGTCATCAAACTAAGTCAGTACAAGGTATGATACAGGGACACATGAAGTATTTTTGCAAAAAAACACCTAGATGAATCTATTTTCTATAGAGTACCATAAAGTTTTTTGCAGAGAGTGGGCTTGGGCAAAAGATAAAATACTCTCTATGGTTCCGTTTGGAGATACATCATTAAGAGATCATAATATATCATTCACAGATTATTTTAAGAAAGACATACCCGAATATAGTGAACTTTTTCTGTCTATTGTTAGACCAGAATTAGAAAGTTTTATAAAAAAATCAGATTACAAATTTAATGATGTAACTGCATTGTGGTGTCAAAGATACAACAAAGGAGATTATTTTCAACCACATGATCATGGTGGTGTAGGATACTCTGCTATATTCTATGCAGAGTACGATGAAAAGAAACATGGAAGCACTACATTCTTCTCACCATTTCAAGATGTTCATGGGCATAGAAAATCCTTCAGTCCATCAGTCGTAGAAGGTGACCTAATAATATTTCCTGCAAATATAATGCACATGGCTCCTAACAATACTAGTGATACACATAGAACTATCTTCTCGTTCAACCTAATATAAATAAATCTGTAGCATATTGTGTAATATGAAACTAGATGAAGGTGGTCTCTCTAGAGTAATTAGTAGAGCAAAAGATAAAAAACAATCTCATGCAACTGTGTCTGCTGAGAGAGGTGACAAATCCAAAAAGGAAAATAAAGCTCGTTCTAAGCAATTAGAGAAAGATCTTCGTGGTAGAGGATATGGTCCTAAAAAAACAACAGGTACATATTCTGAGAAAGATAGTAAGACTGGTAAGGAAACTAAAGTTAAAGAAAGATCTTATTTTGTTACCTCAGGTAAGAAAGGTAAAAGAAAATTTAAAAAGGATATGAAGAAGGTTGCTGCAAAGCATAACCAAGATTCAGTTCTAGTTAAACAAAAAGGCAGTTCAACTGCTAAGTTACATGCCACTAGAAAAGGTGGACTAGGAAAGTCTAAGAGTGCAACCGCAGGTAAACTCAAAGCAAAGAAAGGAGAATTTAGTACTCAAGTTGGGAAAAAACACATGACCTATGAATCTATTCTAAACAAAGCAGAAGTTTTGAGACAGGAGTTTGCAGAAGGGAAGAAAAAAGGTCTATGGGACAACATCCATGCAAAAAGAAAGCGTGGTGAAGCACCTGCTAAAAAAGGAGATAAAGATTATCCTAAGACACTGAATGTGGAAGGAACATCTTATGGTTTGTATAAAGGAGATGGCAAACCAAAAGGTGCTATGAAAAATTTTCTTGACAAGAGAGCAGAAGCAGCAAAGAAGAAGAAAAAGGTAAAGCATGATTGCTCATCTAAAGTAAAACATGAAGAGTATGGTATAGGTGATTGCATCAAAGAAATGCATACTCTTGATGAGTATGGTGACATCACACATTATGATGTATTGTTTAGTCATGGTGTAGAAAAGAATGTTCCTGTTAAAAAGTTAACTAGTCTTGTTAGTGAAATGCATGAGCATTATATTAATGATGATAAAAATGCAGAAGTTGCTGAAGCAAAGGTTGATATGAAGACCCCAGACTATAAGAGAGCAACTGTTAGAGATAAGAGATATGGTAATCCTCATGGATCACATGAACTAGGTGGTGGTATCAGAAAAGATAGAAGAGCAGATCACGAAGCAAGGCGTGGTGTTAAGAAGGAAGAGATCGAAATGACTCGTAAGGAATACAATAAACTTCATAAAGATTTTAAGAGTGACGATCCTAAGAATCCTAGAACTACAAGGTATGTTAAAGGTAAGGGCACAGTCTCCTCACCTGTTAAGTTTGTCGGTGAAGAGAAAAAAGAAAAGAATTGTGGATGTGGTCAAGATCCTTGCATCACTTATGGAGATCATCGTCATAAGAAAGACAAAGTTACTGAAGCAAAGGTAGATAAAGGTCGTAGTGACTACGGTAAAGCATCTATCAGGAACTACAGAAGAAAAGGACCAGGTCACGGTGATCCTGGTATGTTTGACCCATCAGGTAAGAGAGGTAAGACCATTGATCTTCGTAGAAAAGAACATGAGGCAAGGAGAGGTAAGAAAGGAGCAAAGGTTCCAGCATATAAGGTAGAACATCATCAGAAAGATAAAGATGGTAATACAATTCCACATGAAGATCTTAATGAACTCAAGACTTCAACTCTACTAAGTTATACTCAGAAAGCAACAAACCGTTTAGCATTTGATGGTGATGGTAAAAAGAAAGCTATCAAAAGAGCTAAGGGAGTTAAAAACGCAGCAGGTAAATTGGCAATGAGGGCAACTGATCCAGATGGTTCAATGGGATTCAATAAGAACCCTAAGAACGAAGATACTATTCCTAGTAAAAATTTCAGTTCATTTATGGAATCTGCTTGGCAGAGAAAGGAAGGTAAGAACAAGACAGGTGGTCTAAATGAGAAAGGTAGAAAATCTTACGAGAGAGAAAATCCTGGTAGCGATTTAAAAGCACCACAACCTGAAGGTGGACCTAGAAAAAAATCTTTTTGTGCTAGAATGGGTGGTGTTAAAGGACCGATGAAAAAACCTAACGGTGAACCCACTCGTAAGGCATTGGCACTCAGAAAATGGAAATGCTAATTGGCAAACTTTGAAATTTCTAATGTAACAAAAGACATACCAGTCTTTACCACAACTCTTGAACTTGCTGCAGTCAACTCTAAGATTGCTGTTGTTAAAACAGCCTCGAAAGACAATGCATTAAAAAATCTAATCAAAGATCATAGAAAACAATATCCAGAAGGATATCGTAGTAATGTTCAAGCATGGAGGAGTGATTGGTTTACCCATAAAAAAGATCCTAGATTTCAACCTTTTGTTGATGTCTGTACAGAAGCATGTAATTTTTTATCTAGAAAACATTTTAATGCAGATGCTGAATTAATTTGTTCTAATATGTGGGTGGTGGAATATGTTGATGGAGATTGGACAAAAGAGCACGATCATTTTCCTGATGTTATGTCTTGTGTATATTTTGTAGATGTTGAAGATAACTGTGCACCTATAATTTTTGAAAACTCTTTAGAGATAAAACCAGAGAATAATATGTTGATATTTTTCCCATCATTATTGAAACATAAAGTCCCACCAACTGATGCTAAAAGAACTGTTATATCGATGAATTTTAGATTGAGGTCATGTATGCCAAATGTTAAGTATAACAACAGTTATGCAGGTTTTTATTGATCCCCTAACTGAGTGTTGGAGTCCACACTGAACTAAGCAAAATTACTCAAATTATGCTATAAATATGTTACAGTATGGGATTGAAAGATCATGCCCCTGACTAAACATTATACGGTTGGTTATCACGATAATCATAATCAACATGCAGAAATTTGTGAGTATGCAGATGACGCATATCAAGCAATACAGTTTGCAAGAGAGGATCTCCCCGATTTGATCGGACCTCACTCAACGGAATATTGCTTGCTAGAATCATGAGTAATATAACAAAAAACAAACATGAGATAATGTGGTGGATGAGTAGACTCACCATCATGGGAGTATCTTTATCACTAGCAGTAACACTTGCAGCACAGGCATGGGTATAGTATTATAAATTATATTAATTACATACATTAACATATGTTATCAACACAATATCGTTTAAGGTTAACCGCAATCTGCAAAGATATAGGTGCTGGAGTCGAAGTTAGTTTAGAAGATATGATATGGGCAGAGAAATTGGCAAAGTCGAATACATCTGCTAGAGGTATGTTAAACACTGCAAGAAGAATTAGTACAGACCCGACAGACTCTTTTCTGAATGAGTTGAACATTGGAGACCCCGATTCAACTCATCATCGCAGGGGTTTCGGAGATCCACAAGATGTGGTAGACTGGTTCCACAATGAAAGGTCTGATGATTGGAGGCAGCGTGATTGAAAAAGGAGATAAGATAGTTCAGATGGTTTTGATTAGTCCTCACGAGGCAGACCATTTATTTAAAAAACAAGACGGTACATTTTATTGGTGTCATCACAGGAAAGGTGGTGACACCTTTTCTGTACCTGAGATACAGATGGAGATGTTCTCACCTCCACCACCTAAGAAGGTAGTAGTAGGAACAGATGCACCGCACCATAATATCTTAGAAAAATACTATGGTAAGGATTGGAAACCTGTACCACAAGAAGGATTGGAGGATCATTACTAATGAAAGGATACACTAAAGAAGATATCAGAAAGATCTTAGGAACTTCTTGTCCTACTATGCCCGAAGATTATGAGACTGGTAATGAGATGAGAAGAAGAAAGGGTAATGAGATGAGAGCAGGGTTGAGACCTTATCCAACATATCCTGCAAAGAAGGTAGGTCCAAACTTTGATGAGAATGGAAAATATATTTACCCAGAAGGCAGTGGATTTAATTATATGGATAGATTAGATCCTAATTCTGAATGGGGTGGTAAAGTATCATGAATGAAGTTGTCTGGTTCGTAAACAATATGGTAGCATTTCTCTTAATATTAGTAGGTGTCGTAATCTACTACATATTTAAGTACGATGAAATTTGGCCAAATGGGAGCGATGACACCACCAAGCAGGAAGAGCTGCTACAACTTCAGGGTAACGAAGATAAAGAAGGTAGTTGATGGTGACACTATTGATGTCATTATTGATCTAGGATTTGACATAGCGAAGACAGAAAGGGTACGGATCGCTGGTGTGGACACTCCTGAGAAAAGAACTAGAGACTTAGAAGAGAAAGCATTGGGTCTTGATGCTACTGCGTGGATGAAACAAAAATTAGAAGAAACAATTAAAGGCGATGAAGAACTTACTATTAGAACCGAACTTAAGGGTGGCATGGGTAAGTATGGTAGGCTTCTTGGTTGGATATATGTTGGCGATGCTGATGTATCACTCAACGAATTAATGATTCAAGAAGGTTACGCTTGGGCATATGATGGTGGAACAAAACAAAAAAACTTTGAAGAACTCAGAGAGATTCGTAGAGCACACGGTACGCTAGTAGAATAATGCCTACACAAAATGAAATCTATCTTGGCAATCCCAATCTAAAAAAGGCAAACACAACTGTTGAGTTTAGTCAGAAACAGATTGCGGAATTTATCAAATGTAAACAAGATCCAATATATTTTGCAAAGAATTATATTAAAATTGTATCTTTGGATGAAGGTCTTGTGCCCTTTAAGATGTATGATTTCCAAGAAAAATTAATTAATAATTTCCATAATTCTAGATTTAATATCTGTAAGATGCCAAGGCAGACTGGTAAATCCACTACTGCTGTTTCATATCTATTGCACTATATTGTTTTTAATGATAGTGTTAATGTAGGTATTCTGGCAAACAAAGCAGCAACTGCAAGGGAACTATTAGGTAGGTTACAAACTGCCTATGAAAATTTACCTAAGTGGATGCAGCAAGGTATTTTGTCATGGAATAAAGGATCAATGGAGTTAGAAAATGGATCTAAAATACTTGCAGCATCTACCTCTGCATCAGCAGTTAGAGGTATGTCTTTTAACATTATTTTTCTGGATGAGTTTGCCTTTGTTCCTAATCATATTGCTGAGGCATTCTTTTCCTCAGTATATCCTACTATCACTTCTGGTAAATCAACCAAAGTCATAATGGTTTCTACCCCATGTGGTATGAATCATTTCTATAGGTATTGGCATGATGCACAAAGAGGTAAGAATGAATACACTGCTACTGAAGTCCACTGGTCAGAAGTACCTGGTAGGGATGCTAAGTGGAAGGAACAGACTATTAAGAACACATCTGAACAACAGTTTAAGGTTGAGTTTGAATGTGAGTTCTTAGGATCTGTTGACACTCTTATTAGTGTTAGTAAGTTAAGAAACCTTGTCTTTGAAGATCCAATACAAAATAATGGAAAGGGATTGGTAATATATGAGCAACCTATAAAAGGTAACGATTATATTATTACGGTTGATACTGCTAGAGGAATAGATCATGATTACTCTTGTTTTATTGTGTTTGACATCACTACATTCCCACATAGGACTGTAGCAAAGTATAGGAATAATGAAATTAAACCTATGCTATTTCCAAATATTATAATGGATATTGCCAATGCTTACAACCAAGCATATGTTTTGATTGAGATCAATGACATAGGAGAGCAGGTAGCGAGCATTATGAATTATGATTTGGAGTATGAAAATCTACTGATGTGTGCTATGAGAGGAAGGAATGGTCAACAAGTAGGATCAGGATTCTCAGGTAGTAAAACACAAATGGGTGTTAGGATGACTGCAGCAGTTAAAAAGTTAGGTTGTTCTAACTTGAAAACTTTAATGGAAGATGATAAAATAGTAACGAACGATTATGATATTATCGCAGAACTAACAACCTTTGTTCAAAAGAAACAATCATGGGAGGCAGAAGATGGTTGCCATGATGACTTAGCAATGTGTTTAGTTATCTTTGCTTGGTTAGTAGCACAAGATTACTTCAAGGAGATGACAGACACAGATGTTCGTAAACGCATCTATGAAGAACAAAAGAATCAGATTGAACAGGACATGGCTCCTTTTGGATTTATGTCTGATGGTTTAGATGATGAAGATGAGTTTGTAGATGGGGAAGGTGATAGATGGGCAAGGGTTGATGAGTATGGTGATAGATCTTTTATGTGGGAGTACAAGTAATGAGAGACTGGGGATTATTATCTACCATACTAATAGCAGCAGTCATGTGGGTACAAGTTCCACAATGGTCTGATGACTGGGCAGTATGTGCCGTTGATATACCCGATGCAAAATGTCATTGGTATATTATGTCACCTGATAATACATTTGGTGAAGGATTTGATTGGGAAGATGCACCTTGGTTTGATGTTAATGGTCTTAATGATATACCAGCAATAGGAAAGACAACTGTAATGGAAAAACTACAGGAGCAATAATGAGAGTTGTTATTGTTAGTGGTGGATTTGACCCTATCCACAGTGGACACATTGAACACTTTAAAGAAGCAAAGAAGTTAGGTGATATTCTCATAGTAGGATTGAACTCTGATGAATGGCTAACTAGAAAGAAGGGTAAACCATTCATGCCCATAGAAGAAAGGATGGCAGTCATTCGAGAATTGAGAATGGTTGATAGTGCTGTAGCATTTAATGATGATAATAATAGTTCTATAGATCTTATTAAAAAGACTCTGGTGCTATTTGATGATGTCTTATTTGCTAATGGTGGAGATAGAACACAGGATAATATACCTGAGATTGACGAGTTTGATAAAGACCCTAGAGTGCAATTTGCATTTGGAGTTGGTGGAACACATAAACAAAACTCTAGCAGTTGGATCTTAAAACAATGGAATTCGACTTAGACCAACAATTCGATCATGGAGAATTACTACTGAGCGAAAGACGATGTAGAGTCTGTGGTAGTATCAAGAATTTAATAGAAGGATTTTATATAACACATAAGAATAGTACACATCTTCCATCATCATATTCATACGAGTGTAAGTCATGTACAGTTGCAAGAGTAACTGCTAGTAGAAAGAAAGACTCAATGAACTGGGTGTACCCAGACTGGTAGTTCATGCACTGTTTCCCCGTTTAAAGACTAGTAAATAATAAATAATGATAGACAAATTGGAATCTATTAGGGGATAAAAAGATGCCACTAAATTTAGCATCTCCTGGAATTGTTGTAAGGGAAGTAGACCTGACCAACGGTAGAGTTGATGCAACATCAACTAAAACTGCTGGACTAGCTGCTCCTTTTGCTAAAGGACCAGTAGAGAGACCGCAACTTATAGAGACAGAAGCCGATCTCTTGGATACCTTTGGACAACCATATCCTAAAGATAACCATTACGAGTATTGGTTAACTGCTTCATCTTACCTTGCCTATGGTGGGGTTATGAGAGTTGTTAGAGCAGATGACGAAGAACTTAAAAATGGTTTTGTAGGTACAGCATCTAGCGTTAAAATTAAAAGTGTAGATGACTACACTGATGCTGGTTACAATGAGAACACCCTTGCTGGTGTTACATTCGCTGCAAAAAATCCAGGTTCATGGTCAAACGGTATTAAAGTTGCCATGATCGATGGCAAAGGCGATCAAGTTTTAAGTGGTATTGTTACCACTGATGTATTGGGTTATGGTTCTACAACCATTCCAATCGATCCTATTAATCTACAAGTTGGTTACGCTGTAACACAAACTGTTCCTGCAAACACAGTTATTGCTGGATCTGGTTCAACTAGTGTATTGGATGGATATTTAAAAGGATTAATTACAGAAGTTGGAAACGCTGCAATTACAGTTAAATTAGTTTCTCATGTATCTGGTGCTGGCACAGAAACTGCTGTTGACTATCAACAAGCAGGTACATATCAGTTCTCTGAGACTGGTAATCTTGGTATCCACACTGGTGAAGTAAGGAGATACGGTTCATGGAGAGGTTTATCACCTGCAACATACAGTGGTGTAACAACATACACTGGTTCTAAAGATTGGTTTGATCAACAAACAATCACACTAAACAATGGTACTGTTGTTAAGTGGAATCAAATTGCTGAGAAACCTGGCACATCATCTTATGCTGCTGCTAGAAACTCTAGATTTGATGAAATACATGTTGTTGCATACGACGATAGCGGTACTTTAACTGGTAACTCAGGTTCTATCCTAGAGAAACATGTTAACTTATCTAAAGCAAAAGACTCTCAATACTCTGCTGGTTCAGCATCATATTGGAGAAAGGTACTAGAAGTTGGTTCTGATAACCTATTTGGTGGTAGTGCTCCTGCTGGTATTGTTACTACAGGATTTGACACTGATCAATGGGATGTATTTGGTGATGGTGGATGGGATCAGAATACTGAGAACATTACATTTAGTTGTATCGGTAACTTTGCTGGAACACTAGCAGGTGGTAAGAACTATAATGGTGTTGTAGATATCAATGCATCAAATGCATTAAATCTAGATATCGGTGCTCTATCAGAAGCATATGATTATCTAAGAGATCCAGATCTCTATGATGTAGATTTCCTACTATTAGGATGTGCTAATCATGGTAAGTATGAAACTCAAGCATTATCAAATAAACTGATTGAGATTGCCGAGTTTAGAAAGGATGCAATCGCATTCCTCTCACCTTTCAGAGGATCATTCTTGAGTCCATCTGGTAATGGTGAATCACTACAGTTAAATGTAGATACAGTTACTGACAACATTGTTAGTTACTACTCACCAATCACATCTAGTTCCTATGCGATCTTAGATAGTGGTTACAAGTACATGTATGATAGGTTCAATCAACAGTTCAGATATGTCCCTATGAACGGTGACATCGCTGGTGCATGTGCAAGAAACGATATTAATAACTTCCCTTGGTTCTCACCAGGCGGAACTGCAAGGGGTGCTATTCTTAATGCTGTTAAACTAGCATACGCACCTAATAAAGTACATAGAGATAAATTGTATTCTAACAGAATCAATCCAATTATCTTCTCACCTGGTGCAGGTATTATCCTGTTTGGTGATAAGACTGGATTGGGTAGGTCTTCTGCCTTTGATAGAATCAATGTTCGCAGATTGTTTATCTTCCTTGAGAAAGCAATTGCTGCAGCAGCAAAAGATGTACTCTTTGAGTTCAACGACGAAATTACAAGAATTAATTTCATCAACATTGTTGAACCATTCCTTCGTGATGTACAGTCTAAGCGTGGTATTCAAGATTTCGTCGTTATCTGCGATGAGACCAATAACACACCTTCGATCATTGACAGCAATGAGTTTGTTGCTGACATCTATATTAAACCAGCAAGATCTATTAACTTCATAGGTCTAACATTTGTTGCTACACGCACAGGTGTTTCCTTTGACGAAGTTATTGGAAAAGTTTAATTATTAATTCACTTTAGGTAAGACTAATGGCAATCAATTCCGCAAACCCACCAAAGACCTCGGAAAGGACTATTGATAAGTTCAAGTCCAGGTTAACTGGTGGTATTGCAAGACCTAATCTGTTTGAGGTAGTTCTTGCATTCCCAGATGGTGTAGTAGATGCATCTGTTGCTGACATAGATCCTAAGAGTAGGTTCCTTGTCAAGACAGCAGCATTACCTGCGTCTAACATCGCTCCTATTAGTGTCCCCTTTAGAGGAAGACAACTAAAAATTGCAGGAGACAGAACATTCGATGAGTGGCAGATTACTGTCATCAACGATACAGATTTCGCAATCAGAAGTTCCTTTGAGAGATGGATGAACTCCATGTCTAAAGTATCTGACAACGCTGGTAACATTAACCCAGAAGATTATACTAGAGACGCATATGTCTACCAACTTGGTAGATCTGCTGTTGCTGGTGGTAATCAACAATCTGATCAGAACATGCCTGTTCTTAGAACATATAAATTCTATAGTGTGTTCCCAACTAATGTTTCTCAGATAGATCTTTCTTACGATTCTGCTGACGCAATCGAAGAATTTACCGTAACCTTACAGGTTCAGTGGTGGGAAGCTGCTGGAAATGGTGGTTCAGTAAGCTGATAAATAGATAAGATCAGGTACTTATTAAATAATGGCCAAACTTTTTGGATTCTCAATTGACGACAACGACGATCTACCTAAGGGTGTAGTCTCCCCCATTCCACAGACAGGTGAGGATGGGGTTGATTATTATATTCAGAGTGGATTTTCTAGTCAGGTAATAGATCTTGAAGGGATTTATAAAGACGAACATCAATCAATTAAAAAATATCGTGAGATGGCACTTCATCCAGAAGTGGACAATGCTGTAGAAGATATTGTAAATGAAGCAATTGTATCGGATACAAATGATTCTCCTGTAGAGATAGACTTGGAGAATTTAAATGCATCAGATGGTATTAAAGATAAGATAAGAGTTGAGTTTAAACACATCAAAGATCTATTAGATTTTGATTCTAAATCTCATGAAATTTTTAGAAACTGGTATGTTGATGGAAGGATATATTACAACAAAGTAATTGATATCAAAAAACCTCAAGATGGTATACAGGAGTTAAGGTATATCGATCCTATGAAGATGAGGTATGTTCGTAAGGAACAAAAACAAAATAAAGAAAGATCAGATTTGTTTAATGCTAGTCCTAATGTACATGATAATGATAAGGTAGTATTTCCTAAGATTGAAGAGTATTTCATGTATACTCCCACACCTAGGTATCCTACTAATATGATACAAGGTAGTGCACCCCATATGACAGGAGTTAAACTTGCAAAAGATTCTATTACATATTGTACCTCTGGTTTGGTCGATAGGAATAAGGGTACATGTTTATCTTATCTCCACAAAGCAATTAAAGCACTCAATCAGTTAAGGATGATTGAAGATAGTCTTGTTATATACAGACTATCGAGAGCACCAGAAAGAAGGATATTTTATATTGATGTTGGTAATCTACCTAAGATTAAAGCAGAGCAATATCTAAGAGATGTAATGTCTCGTTATAGAAACAAGTTAGTATATGATTCAAAAACAGGTGAAACAAGAGATGATAAAAAATACATGTCCATGCTTGAAGACTTTTGGTTACCAAGAAGAGAGGGTGGAAGAGGAACAGAAATTACAACATTACCAGGTGGACAGAACCTTGGAGAGTTGGCTGACATTGAGTACTTCCAATCTAAGTTGTACAGATCTTTGGGAGTACCTGAATCTAGAATCGCTGGATCTGGTGATGGATTTAATCTCGGTCGTAGTTCAGAAATTTTAAGAGACGAACTTAAGTTTAGTAAGTTTGTAGGTAGACTGCGTAAGCGTTTTGGTAAAATCTTTTTAGATATGCTAAGAACACAGTTGTTACTTAAGAACATTGTTACCCCAGACGATTGGGAGGTAATGTCTGAGCATATTCAATTTGATTTTATCTATGATAATCACTTTGCAGAACTAAAAGATAAGGAATTGATGGAAGGTCGTTTAGGTCTTCTTGGTATGGTTGAACCTTATGTTGGTAGATACTATTCTACAGAATATGTAAGGAGACAAGTATTGCGTCAAAGAGATCAAGAGATTGTAGAAATTGATGAGCAGATAGAGGATGAAATTGCTAAGGGTATCATACCTGATCCTAATCAACAGATGTTAGAGTTGGAACAGGGTGCTGCGATGGGTATGGAAATGGAAGATCCAAATGCAGCGATGGGAGAACTTCCACCGACCAAACCTGAGACTGCAGCTAAGTTACCAAAACCAGGTGCTAATGAGGGAGAGATATAAATAACTTTATCAGTATATACATGATTATGGAAGAACTCGTCAACATGATAGCGACAGATGCGTCTGCTGCGGATATTAGTGATCAGATCAAAGATACTTTATTTGCCAAATCAGCAGGTAGAATCGATGAACTGAGACCTCACGCTGCTGGAAATTTATTTGGCATCGAAGGGGAATCTGAAGTTGAAGTAGAAACTGAAGTTGAGTCTCAACCAGAAGAGGAAACAGCAGATGTCTAGAATATTACCTCTAGGACAAAAAGCAGCGTTGGCAGTTGGTAGTGGTAATGCTACTACTGTTGGTAATGCTACTGTAGTAAGAGTATTATCTAATGCTGGTGCTGCTCTTGTCGTTAGAACAGATTCTGATGATAATATTATCGGATCATATACTAGCGTAAGTGGTGCAGCAGATCTAGTTGAGAAGAACGCATCAGACAAGATATATGTAACAGGTAATGCTGTTGAAGTATCTAAAGTAGGATTTACTAATTAAACCAATGAAGTTAATCACAGAACAAATAGATGATGTAGAGATTATCGTTGAAAATCGCAACGGTAAAAAATCTATGTTTATCGAGGGTATCTTCCTCCAAGGGGATATTCAAAACCGCAATGGTCGTATGTATCCATTGAACACTCTTCGTAGAGAAGTTCAAAGGTATAACGAAAGTTTTGTGACATCTGGTCGTGCAGTTGGAGAACTCGGTCACCCCGAAGGACCAACAGTAAATCTAGATCGTGTATCACATAAAATTGTTTCACTTAAAGAAAGTGGATCTAATTTTATTGGTAAAGCAAAAATCCTCTCTACACCAATGGGTAGGATTGCACAGAATCTTATAGATGAAGGTGTAAAACTTGGTGTATCATCCCGTGGACTCGGTACTCTAGCAGTCAACAATGAAGGTGTTAAGGTTGTCTCTGATGACTTTATGCTTGCAACTGCTGCTGATATCGTTGCTGATCCTTCTGCTCCAGACGCATTTGTGTCAGGAATTATGGAAGGTAAAGACTGGGTGTGGGACGGTGGAGTCGCTAGAGAACAACTAGCACACAAGACTTACAAGCAAGTCAACACATTAGTTGGCAGCAAACAGCTTGAGGAGAACAAGCTTGGATTATTCCAAAACTTCCTATCAAATCTCTAAACTCAATAAATAAACATAGATTATACTTACTACTATTCGGAGTAGATCAGAAATGGCCGCTAAGGAACTTAACGAAATGGACAATCCTGTAACAAGGGGTGCGAAATCTGGCGATCCTATGAAGAAGGTTGACGATTCCACATCACCTGGAGCATCAGCATCTTACGAGGATCTCGGAGGCCCAACACCTCAAAACTATAAACCAGACGATAACTCAGCATCGCTGAAGTCTGCTACTGTAAAAACAGTAAAAGATATCGTCAATAAAGGTGCTGCTGCAGCAGACAAAATGCAGTCTATTGGCACTGAGGTGTTAAAGCAAGGTGACAATCCAGAAGCAGAAGAGTCTGCTGAGGTTGTTGCTGAAGAACCTACTACAGAGGAAACCACCGTGACAGAAGAAACACCTACAGTTAATGTAGAAGAAGATCTTGCTGCACTATTTGGTGGTGAAGAACTTTCTGAAGAGTTCCAAGAAAAGGCAAAGACAATTTTCGAGGCTGCAGTCAACTCTAAGGTTGCTGTTGTTAAAGAAGAATTGTCAACCGAATATGAAAAGACTTTGACTGAGCATCTTGAAGGTGTTAAGTCAGAACTCGTTGAGCGTTGCGATGCTTATCTGGAGTATGTCTCCGATGAGTGGCTCAAAGAAAATGCTCTAGAGGTCGAGCACGGTCTCAAGACCGAAATGACCGAATCATTCCTAAGTGGAATGAAGAGTCTTTTTGAAGATCATTATGTATCAATCCCTGACGATAAATATGATGTGCTGGAAAGCATGGTCAATAAACTAGATGATATGGAAGGCAGACTGAACGAACAGATAGAGAAAAATGTCTCTCTCAATAAGCGTCTTGGCGAATCTACAGCTGATGGAATTTTCCGTGACATTGCCGAAGGACTTGCTGAGACACAAAAGGAGAAATTACAATCTCTAGCTGAAGGTGTTGAGTTTGAAGGTGAAGAACAGTACCGTGAGAAGTTAGTTACACTTAAGGAATCTTATTTCCCTAAGGATGGTAGCAAACCTCAGGTTTCAAGAAAATCCGAAACCATTTCGGAAGGTATCAGTAGTGGGGACGCAATGGAAGTAACATCTTCTATGAGCAATTACCTACAAGCTCTTTCAATGGGCAAAAAATAAACCTACAAACTTAACAAGTAAAGTACTATGTACAATGCCGAACAAATTATGGAGAAGTGGAGTCCACTTCTCGACGCTGAAGGGGTAGATCCGATTAAGGATGCTCACCGTCGTTCAGTAACCGCAGTTCTTCTAGAGAACCAAGAAAAATTCCTCAAAGAGCAAGCTGCTTTTGAGAACGGAACCTCAATGCTAACTGAGGCAGCTCCAACAAACAGTGGTAACGCTGTTGGTGCTTCTGGTGCATTTGGTGGAGGCTCAGCAGAAGCTGGTCCTGTTGCTGGTTTCGACCCAGTTCTAATCTCATTGATTAGACGCTCAATGCCTAACCTAGTTGCTTATGAACTAGCAGGTGTTCAGCCAATGAATGGTCCTACTGGACTAATCTTCGCAATGCGTTCACGCTACACCAATCAGTCTGGTACAGAAGCATTCTTCAACGAACCAGATTCAGCATTCTCTGCTAATAAGGCAGGAACCAATGTTGGTCAAACAACACAGGGTGATTACACTGCTGCTACTGATGATGATGGTACAGTTGGTTTCGGTTCAACCGCAACTCAGCGTGGAACAAACCCTGCTATCCTAGAGAACAATGCTTCTGATGCTGTTCAAGCTCAGTATTCATTGGGTCAAGGTATGGCAACTGGTGACTCTGAAGCATTAGGCGACGGCACTAATGGTCACTTCAACGAGATGGCATTCTCCATCGAGAAGGTGACTGTAACCGCTAAGTCTAGAGCACTAAAAGCAGAGTACAGTTTAGAACTCGCTCAAGACCTTAAGGCAATCCACGGATTGAACGCTGAGGCTGAGTTAGCAAACATTCTTTCTTCTGAGATTCTTGCAGAGATTAACAGAGAAGTTATTCGTACTATCTACAAAACTGCTGAAGCAGGTTCACAGGTCAATGTTGCAAACGCAGGTTTCTTTAACCTAGATGTTGACTCCAATGGTAGATGGTCAGTTGAGAAGTTCAAAGGTCTTCTGTTTAACATCGAAAGAGATGCCAACAGAATCGCACAGAGAACTCGTCGTGGAAAGGGTAACATCATCCTAACTAGTGCCGATGTAGCATCTGCTCTAACAATGGCTGGTGTACTTGATTACACACCTGCACTTAATGCTAACCTACAAGTTGATGATACTGGTAATACATTTGCTGGTACTATCCAAGGTAAGTACAAAGTGTACATCGATCCATTCTCTGCTAACAGTGCTGCTAATCAGTACTATGTTGTTGGATACAAAGGATCTTCTCCTTATGATGCTGGTCTATTCTACTGCCCATATGTACCACTACAGATGGTAAGAGCAGTTGGAGAGAACACCTTCCAGCCAAAAATTGGATTTAAGACAAGATACGGTCTTGTTTCAAACCCATTCGCTGAAGGTACTGCTCAAGGACTTGGACGCAT